ATTTATTTCTTTGTTCACGACTTCCCACCGCCGCAAGTGCTCGAATGAAAAGAATAATCAGGGCTGAGGATAAAAGGGCGATTGAAAACGCCCGCATGTACCTTAAAATTCTATTAAAATCAAGTGACCCAAACTTAGTTGTTAGGGCTTCACTTGCAATGCAAGCATTAAACCTAAGAAATCCCACCCCTACCCCTTCAGATTTCAATTTTGACCCTGAAAATTGAAAAATGAAAATGAAAATAAAGAATAAGTAACAACTGCAAGACTTTTCTTTATTTATCATGTTTATTTATTACAATATAAGCATTATATTTTTACATGCTTTATAAGCAATAAGTAAACATGATAAATAAAGATATTTTGTAGTTGTTACTTATCAAATCAAATGTTCAATACTTAATCATGTTAAGTGCTTATTTGTTAAAATCTAACAATATACACAGAAAAATAAGTATTTCTTTTCACTTGACATTAAATTAAAAATGATTGATTATATCAATAGTTCTTACATGATATAAATGCTTATACATTCGTATATGTGTATATGATATACACATATACAAATTGTCTTGTGTACTACTTATTTTGCTACTTTCTTTAGGTAGTATGACTTGTCTTTATTTCCTTTTACATAAAGGAAAGATAAAAGGTAAAAAAATACCTGCACAACTTACTTTTTCAAGTAAATTGATGCAGGTATTTTGTACAGAATTTATAAAAAAAATAAAAAATATAGAAAAAGTAAAAAACTAACCCAAGAAATTTGGATGAGAAATTTTTTCCAAAATGTCTGATTCTGGATGGTACACTTCTGTACCATTGACATAATCAGTTTTAGGCGTGCCTAAAATTATGTTTCAAGCACACCTAAAAAAAGAATTAAGCACGCTTGAAACGTAATTTAGGCATGACTAAAAAGCATTTATGCTAATTGTATAATGTGCAACTTGCACAATGTGCAAAGTGCAGGCATGTTAGAACGCCTGTTCTAATGCAGGATTGCTTGCTTGTATGCAATTATAAACATGCAAATTTGATTGAAAAAAACGTCAACACAAAACAGGCAATTTGCAAGATTGCCGTGAGTCAATTCTTGCACAATTGTTCTATGCTGGTCAAGTGTTTATTAAAATTTTAGTGGATTTTACTAAAATTTGCGCTAACCGACTGACAACACAAAATGCCTAAAATGCCCGCTATCGGGCAAGGACGCCCCTAGAATCAACGAAAACCATTTTTTGATGGGATTATACCTTTTTCCAGTTTGAGCCGCTTACAGCAAGAAATATCTGTATTTTTTTTCTGCCATTTGTTAAGGTAGGGCACAAATTCTATAGATATTGCAAGTGTGTTTACAGGGAAAGTTGCAAAATAGAATTATGTAAACGTCTGCACAATACACTGCAACGTTAAATTAAAATTCTAAAACTGCGTATAGTCTCATGCGTGTGCGCCTGTTTCCTTTTTCTTTTTTGATTGTCACCTGCAACATAACGCAACATTCATTGCAAGCTAACGCACGAAAACATGTTTTTCTTCTACCTTAAACTTTTTTGCTCTTTATTAGGGTTTTCGCCCCACTTTTGCCCTAAAATCGCCCCAAAATAGGGAAAATAGGTCAAAAGCTAACATAAAGTCAAAAGACTTGACAATAAAACGTAGTTAATCGTTGTTTTCGCCAGCTACTCAATTTGCGCACCTGTTTGACGTGCGGTATACTGTGCACAGTCAAGTAAAAAGTGATTCAGACGGGGGTGCAAGATGACAGGCAACAAATGGGAAGCAATGAAGAACAGAGCCATTAACTTAATCAACCTTCGCTACATCGCCGAAATGCGCGGCGATGTTGAAACAACAAACGACATTGTTTTGGAGATTGCTGGATTACGTTGGGAGATGGCACGTTTCGCCAAAAATCACGGCCTTGTCGATAGTTTTTGGAATTTTTGGGAAGGGTGAAACATGTTTGAGGAACTTTTTTACACCGACTATCCGGTCTACGGCATTTGGCAGGATAACGGAATCCCTGCCAACGGTGCAGCACTGCCACTTGGCAAGTCTAGCGTAACCGTTATTCTTACAAATTTTTTCCAAGCATATACGCTGGAAATTGCAGATAATGACGTTCTTTCCTTCATGTCAGAGGAAGGATTCAACAGCGTAATTTGGGCGGGCGATGACGCCCGTAAGACTTGCAACGTAAGAACATTTGTTCTGGGGGCATAAGATGAAAACCCTACCTAACGCAATCTGCACGGATGTTAGCGAACGCTTTACAAATAACCTGCTCGCTTTGTATGGAAGCGTTCGCAACACACAAAACGACTGGTATAACACCGCTTTTTGGTGGATCGCTGAAAAAGCGAACACCTATAGCGTAAGTATGGAACGTGTAGCGTTTGTTGTTGCCACGCTTTCCCCAGCGCTTTCGTGGAAAGCAAATAAGGAAAGTGCTGAGGCGTTTTTCCAAGAGTGGGCAGGTTTACCAGCTACCGCACGACAAACAGCATACGGCGCTAATGTTGCCAAATGTTGGGCATATATGGCGCAAGGTGAATTACGTCAACCAACAGGGCGGAAGGTAAGTGCATTCTATAAGAATTTGTTAGGTGATTATAGCGTGGTGACGATTGACCGCCACGCAATCAGAGCAGCAAGATGGGGCAAGCGAGATATGGACAAGGAAAGTGGAACGCAAGACATTTGTAAGCAAGAGTTTGACATAATCACTCAAGCCTATATTTTGGCTGCAAACATGGTAGGCGAAAAGCCCGCACGCTTCCAAGCCAAAATTTGGTCTTTGTTCTGTCAGTAGGTGGTATCCACTTAAGCCCTAGTAAATTTGTACAGCTTTTGTCTAACCTTAAGGAGTTCATCATGTATTCTGTCGCTATTGTACGGTATGGTAAGGTAACAGAGACGTTCGCCGTCAAGAATCTACAATTGTTTGATATGAAACTTGAATACATTCGTAAGTATACACAGGATGGAGTTGTGTATTACGTAATGGCTGAGAAAGTTTCAGACGTTACATCCTTGTCAACTGGTAGTGTTGGCATTATTACAAAGGGACTGGCATAATCATGAGAATCCTTATTCTGTGGAATGACGGTAGCGATACCGTTGTGGATACGATTACGGAATCGTTGTCAAAGTGCTTAGGTGCATTCCGGTGCACCTATCGCACGCCAAAGGCTACCGGTCTGAACTTCGTCTATTCAGTCTACGAGAACGGTGTGACAAGGGATTTTCAGGAGTAAGGAGACTACAGTGAACCATTACTATTTTGTTAGCTTTGACTATGGCTTCATGCAATTTGCCCACGTTGTGACAGATAGCATGGACAAAGCATATGCATACCTTGCACAAACGTCATGCCCAAAAGATCAGTTTTGGGCAAGCGTAAGCGAGGAGGAATATGTCAATCTTCGCAATCAAGTAGAGGATTGACATAAGTAAGACGCCGTGACAGGCGTCTTTTTTTTGCACTTAGCTTAGTGTCACATTGACACAAGCAAACGTCGTAGAGGCCTCTATTTGCGCTTGCATATGCGTTCGTGCTAGATTGTATTACTACATGCCCTATCGTTGAATCTAGTGGCCTCTAGAGCCGATAGCGGGCATTCTACGATGGCACGCTGCGACATGTTTTTGTTCCGGCATTGCTGGCATGTTTTCAACTGTACTCAACACAATGCTATAATGAATATATGTGGTTATGCGTATATGCGCATATATGTATGCATGTATGTATAACATTATGCGTATATGCGCATAACACTATATGCGTATGCGTGCATATACACAACACACATGCACAACATACACAAATACACAAAACATGCACAACATACACAAGATTATGTTAGCTTACGTGTATGCCCCTTGTTGACATAATTATAAAGCACCCACCCCCCCTTGCAGGGGGTATAGATAAATAAATAAAGGATTCCTTTTTACAAATTACCTTCTAAAATTTTTACATACATACATAAATAACTACATACATAAATAAATAACTGTATACATACATAAAAGGAATAAGATGAAATACATATTCTTATTAAATACAATTTTCCAAATAATTATATCTATACAAATTTACTTTAATATAGGTAATAATATAGATAAATACATAATACCTAATACAAGTTATAAAGTATTGTCTATTATTATAATAGTAAGTAATCTATTACTTATACATAGACTTAAGTTAAATCTTAAAATAAAACCTTATTACTTAATAAGCCTACTCTTAGCAGCCACTTGGATTGTGTTATTTATTAACACTACAATAAATGAGCACTACAAACTTTTAACACCACTTTTACTTTTACTATCTTCAATAGAGATTGTTCGATGCAGGCATATACTTAATGAATGATATTCAATTTTTTGTCATTGTTATTCTAGCAATGGTTTTACTAACAGTAATCATTTTTAATGTTCCTGAAAAAATAAGCAATTCTTTTAATAGTAAGGAACACATTGCAATGATTACATTACAATCTGAAATAATAGCTTGGAAAGCAAGGGTAGCAGAATTAGAAAGGCTACTTGAAGAAGAAAGACGTAGATACTTATCACTTGAAAAGCAGTTTGTTGATTTAAGGGCAAATTTTGATAAATTGGAATTAAGTGTTAAATCACTTGAAGGAAGCGCACTTTTAACAAAACAAAAAGCAACACTATTAGTAATGGGTGATAGTTCTTTTGGTGAAACTGATAGAAATGCTTTGCGTAGGGCGGGGGTTTTATTTCATAGATTAACTGATGGAAGTTTTCAAGGATTGAAAGAAGAATTACAGCGTAAAAGACAGGAAGGAAGGCAGTACAAGGTTGTTCACATAAGTAGTCATGCAGGAAAAGAAGGTATACAGTTTTCTGATGAAGTTGTTAGTGGTAGTGAATTAAGTAATGTGATTGATGGTGTTGAATTACTTTTTCTTGCTTCTTGTTCTAACATAAGTGTTTCTGATGATATTTTAGGAGTTGTAAAAAATATAATCGTGGTGTATGAAAACATAGAAAATGAATCAATGCAGAACTTTGTTTTCAATTTTTACAACAACTTAAAGAATGATTTTGATATTTTTAAAAGTTTTAATATAGCGATTTCACTTACACCTGATATTAGTGAATTTGTTGACTTGAGGAGTGTTATTTACTAATGGCTAGAAATGATATAGTTTTATTAAGTGATGAAGAACGTATTGCTTTTGCATGGGCGGGAAGATTGCGTGGGAAGTCTTACGAAGTAATTTTTTTAGAAATGCAGAAGAATTACCCAGGTCTTTTACCGCTTGATTACAATTTAACTAAATTACAAAAAGATATTTCTACTGCGCTAGAAAAACTGAAGCCTGCTTACTTAGAAACAGCAAGTGAACTTGTGCAGATTGAAGCGCAAAGATTTGATGTAATGTTGAGTTCTATTTGGGATAAAGTTGAAAGTGGCGATACACGTGCAATTGACACAGCGCTGAATATCAGTAAAGAACGTAGAAAAATGCTCGGATTAGACCAACCAGAAAAATTCAATGTAGATTTTCGTATTACCCTTGCTGAATACTTAAGGGATGGGAAATTAACTCCTGCTGAAATTGAAAGTGAATTTGGTTCAGAAATTTTAACAGAAGTTAATTACAAATTACTGGAGTTAAAATGAGTATTAAAACTTTGTTGGGTGATGATGTTTATAATCAGGCAAAATCTGCAAAAATACAATTAGCAAAGGCTAAGGAAGGCGCACTTAAAGCGCCAGAAGACCCTATTAAGTGGATGTTGGCTATTTTCCCAAGTATTTTTACAAGACCATTTGGGGAAATGCACAAAGAATTATATCGTTGGGCTTGGGGTGTTGAACCAGGTAAGATAGCCCCGCCTTTTGTTGCAATTTGGAGTCGTGGTTTCGGGAAGTCTACTTCAGTTGAAGCAACCACACTTTTTTTAGGTGCAACAGAACGCAGAAAATACTGTTTATATGTTTCTGCAACACAAGACCTTGCTGACCAACACTTAGCAAGTATTCGTGACATGGCAGAAAGCCCAATCGTAAATTCTTATTATCCAGTTTTTGCAAAACCAAAATTATCAAAAGAAGGGCACAGTAGAGGATGGCGACGAAATAGGCTTGTTTTTGGGAATGGCTTTGCAATTGACGCAATTGGACTTGATACTGCGAAGCGTGGTAGTAAAATGATGGATAAGCGCCCTGACCTTTTTATCTTAGATGACATTGATGAAAAGGGGGATGGGCCAGCAATTACACAAAAGAAAATTGACAGTGTTTTTACAAGTCTTTTGCCTGCTGGAAGTAAAGACTCTACAATTTTGGCTGTGCAAAATTTAATTATTGATACTGGAATTTTTGCAAAACTTGCGCAAGTTGAACCCCCGTTTATGAAAAATAGAATTTTAAGTGGGCCATTTCCAGCACTTAAAAATTTTTCGTGGCATTATTCAGAAAATAATAGTAGAATAAAGTTGAACGGTGAATTAACGTGGGAAGGTTTTAATCTTTCTGAATTAGAAGAAGTAATAAATAATATCGGTGTCACTGCTTTTCAGTCAGAGTACCAACACTTAATCATAGACGAATCTTCCCTTTTTGCAAACATTAAATTCCAAAGAATACCAAGAAATCAATTGCCTGAGTTAGTTTTTAAGGTGGTTTCACTTGACCCTGCTGTAACTTCAAGTGATGGAAGTGATAGTCACGGACTTTCTGTTTTGGGTGCTGATGAAAATGGAAAATTTTATGTTCTTGATGCTTGGGAAAAGCGTGCAACACCTGAATTAGCCCTTAAAAAAGCTTTATACTTTTGCATTAAGTATGGGGTTGATATTTTACAAATAGAAAGTAATCAGGGTGGCGATATTTGGTTTACAATTTGGGATAACATTTTAGCTGAAGCAGAATTAAGCGAGGATGAGCGTGTGCCGGGAATTGAACTTGTTAAAGCAACTTCTGCTACTGGCGGGAAAATGGAACGTGCTTCACAAATGTTAATTGACTATGAACTTAATAAAATTTTTCATGTTGACGGTGAACATTGTCAGGTTTTAGAATCAGCATTGCAAAGGTTTCCAGTAAGAAAACCTTTTGACCTTTGCGATTCTTTATACTGGTCTTGGCAAAAAGCCACTGATTCAGTCAGATGGGTTATTTAGGAGAAAATAATGTCGGATACAAAAATTTACACCCCTACCCTGGGGAAAGCTGTTACTGTAGACCAGTTTAATGATGATTCACTTTGGCGTGAAACTTACTACGGTGAAGCAAGGGATAAGTTTGCTGAAATTTCTAAGTCAAAAAGATTTAGAAGGGAAATAAGTACACTTTATAGATGTGTCGATATTCGTGCAGGTGCAATTGCACAAGTTCCTTTTACTATTTACAAATTAAATAATGGGGATGAAATTGTAAACAGTGCTAACTTTTGGTCAAATCAAAAATTTCACTGGCTTTCAACTTTGCCAGGTCTTTTGTATTTAACAGAATCTTCTTTACTACTTTCTTCAGAAGCATTTTGGCTTAAACAAGTTGGTATGACTGGGAAAGAATTAGGTTTTCGTTGGCTTGCAGCACCCTACATTTCCCCAGTTTATGATGAAAAGTTGGGCATTACTGGTTTTAAGAGGGAATTAACGACTGGAACTTCTGAAGATTTTTCTAAAGAAGAAATTGTTTATTTTCTAAATCAGAATCCCCTGGGTGAAATTTTACCGGATATGCCACAAGCATTATCTGCTGCAATTTCTGCTGGTGTTATTCTTAATTATGAAAAATTTGTTGACAACTTTTATAAGCGTGGTGCCGTTAAAGCAACAATCTTAAAAGTTGATAGAAGTGTTCCGCCAAAAGAAAAGGCAAAACTTCGTGAATTTTGGCAAGGTCTTTTGTCTGGTGTAAATAATTCATACAACACCGAAGTTGTTTCAGGTGATGTTTCGGCGGAAGTTGTTGGCGAAGGTGCGGGGGAATCAGAAAAGACAGAAGTTTTACGTGACAGACGTAAAGATATTGCAACTGCAATGGGTGTTCCATTTTCTTTATTGTTTGGTGATTCTTCAGCAAGTTACACTGCTGGCCCAACCGAAGAATTGAATTTCCTTAAGTACACTGTTAATCAAAGAATTAACTTGATTCAGGCTGCATTAAATGAACAAGTTTTTGTTAAAAATGGATTTAGAATTAGATTCTACATTGAACACTTGCCAGCATTCAGCGAGTTTGGCGTAACACGTGTTGATATTTTTAAGAAATACACAGATGCTTTGTTGCCAACTTCTTTAAGCGCCCGTCTTGCTGGCATTCAATTGCCTGATGGTGTTACTTACGACGACTTGGATACTTTTGTTGAAAAAGAACGTGAAAGACAATTCCAAGAAAAAGAAAGAATTGTTACAATTAACTCAAAATTACAGGAAGGTTCACAAGCAAATCAAAGTAAGAAAAAGCCAGAAGAAGACAACAACTTGAAAGAATTTTCAGACGAACTTGCGGCGTATAAAAAATGGCTTAAAAACAGAAACTGGATTGCGAACCCAGAAGATTTTAATGCAAATTTTTTGACAAAAGAGTTATTATATGAAGTTTATAACAACTATTGGAAGGGAAAAGAAACTTTACTGGAAGTGGATGAATTATGAGTAATTTCGTGACACTTGGAATGGATGGTAAGCCTGTAGAAATAAATTCTGAAATTGAAGAAAAGATTTCAGAAATTTTTAATGAACAATATGAGTATATTTTTTCAGGTGATGGGGAATACTTAAAAAGACTTGATGAATCTTTTAACGTGCTGAAGGTTTCACTTATTACTTTGCTAATGCCATACATTTTTGCAGGTGCGAATTATGCTATTGGTTTAATTCGCACACAATTTCCAGGTTATGACGAAGATGTTTCAGAAGAATTACTAAGGTCTTTTTCAGAACATATTGACCAGTCAATTAGAAAGATTCACGAAACAACAAGAAAAAGACTTATTGCCTTACTTGAGGTTGACCCCCATCTTTTATCTGCTGAAAGTTATAAGATTTCTGTAATAGGTAATAGACCTTTTGTAATAAATGAATATGAAGGCGTGTTTCTTTTTAATCGTGGAATTATTGAAGTGCTTAAGAAATCGAGATTTGCTTACTTTGTCAAATGGAATACTTCTAATGATGAAAAGGTTTGTGCGGTTTGCAAGCCACTTAACGGGGTGATAATGCCCCTGTCACAAGCAACGATTCCACCACTTCATTTTGGATGTCGTTGTAAGTTGGCTTTTGTGCTTGATAGGAGACTTTTGATGCAACGATACAAAACCTAATAGAAGGGCTACAAGGCATGTCAAATTAGTTTTTGGTATCTATGTACTAAAAGCATTCTATCGTTGAATTTAGACCCCTTCACGGGGCTTACAGGGGCATTGTAGAATGAGCAGTAACAGTGTAAAAATCAGTGTGCGTGGAATTGAAGAACTCAGCCGAAAATTGAATAAGTTGGACGTGCAAATTGGGGAACTTGAAAAACCGTTGAAGAAGGTTGGCGTTATGGGTAGGGCTGCTGTTGCATCTTACCCACCCTATACTGATTCTTGGAAATCAGGAAGGCCAAGTTTTATTAGAAAGCGTCCTGGTTCTAAATATGTTAGAACTGGGGCATTACAGAAATCTTGGTTTGGACGCTTGCAGAAAAAAGGTAAGGGTGGCCCAAGTTATATTATTTATCAAAAGACAAGCATGAATCCAAGAGAAAAAGTAGATGCACGTGCATATATGAATTATGTTCAGGGTTCTGAACAATCATCTATACATGCTGGACAGTGGAATACTTTAGATGATTGGATTGAAATACTTGAACCTGTTGTAACAGACGAAGTAGAAAAGTTTATAAATACACTTATTAAATGAAAAATGGTATCTTATTAAAGAAAGACATGATAAATTCTTTATTTTTTATGTCAAAAATGAATGTTATGCCATTTTTATTGAATATATTTACTTCTTTCTCAAAAAGAAATTCTAAATCAATTGATTCAAGTGTTTTGCAGGCAATATAGGAAAGTCTTTTGTTAGACTGTCCAGTGTTTATACATTCACCTACTGCTAAAAATTCATTTGTAAAATTAACACTTGTTGCACGTGTTTTTGCAACTAATACGAAAACACGTCCATCATAATTGATTGACATAACTTCATAATCATTAACTTTTCTAAACATAAATATCTCCTTTATGTTATTATAAATATGTGAGGACAAAAATGCAATTAACTATTAAAGATTTTTCAGAAGATGGTAATCTTGTACTTGAAGGTTACGGTGTAATGTTTGATGTACAAGATTTAGAAGGTGAGTTTTTCACCAAACAGACGAATTTCTACTTAGATAATTTTGAGCAACTTCCTGTACTTTATGGTCACAACAAAAAAGAAATTCGTGGTGTAATTGGAAAAGCCACAATTGACAGAATTGATGATACTGGAATCTTATTTAACATTATCATAGACCGCTCAAATAAATATCGAGAACTTATTAGAAAACTTGTTGAATTGGGTAAAATTGGCTTAAGTTCTGGCACAGCGGAACAATTCTTTTCCAAAGACCAAAATATGATTAAGGAGTGGGGACTTATTGAATTATCTTTAACTGAAACCCCCGCAGAACCTAGAACTATTTTGACTTTAGAGGAGGTTGCAAATATAAAGCAAATTGAAGAAGAAATCTTGCAAGGGAGTTCTGAAGAAGGCTTTGCGAAGTCAGATGAACTAAATGCAGGGGACGTTGAATTTGCAAAAGATGTAGTTGAATTTAATGAAATTGAAATTACGGGAGAAAATAAAATGGAAGATAATAAAGGGGGCGTCACTGTTGAGGATGCCCGCATGAAATCAATTGAAGACGCTTTGGCGCGGATTATGGGTCTTATTGAAAATACGCCCGCTGCTAAAGCCGGTTATGTGACTGCTGATGGTGGCACTGCTGACAAACACATTAAATCTTTTGGTGATTTTCTTGTTGCTGTTAGACGTGGTGACATTGAGCGTATCACTAAAGTTTATGGCAGTATGAAAGATTTGGGTGAGTCACCTGGTTCTGCTGGTGGTTATTTGGTTCCTACCGAGTATGGTTCGCAACTAATTCAGGCTGCTGCTTTTGAGAATCCGGTTTACTCGCGTGTGCAGAGAATCCCTGTTATGCGTGAATCTGGTACTTATCCTGCACTTGACCAGTATTTCACGCCTGTTGCCGGTTCCGGTGCTACGGCTTTTGCTGGTGGTGTGAAGGCTTCTTTTACTGACGCTGGCGCTGAGTTTACCGAGACCCAACCTGCATTCAGCACGCTTAATTGGCGTCTAAATAAAATGGGTGGCGTTACTGAAGTTGAAAATGAGTTGATTGAAGATTCTCCTTTTGCTATTGAAGCGTTGCTACGTGGTCTTTTTCAGGTCGCTATTTCAGCACGCAATGAGCGCAATATCCTTCGTGGCAATGGCGTTGGTGAACCTTTGGGTATTCTAAATGCTGCTTCAGCTATTGGTATTAGCGATAATACGACTGGTAGTTTTAAGTGGGAAGATGTTGGTGCGATGTATGCCAGATTTAAGGGTATGGGTGGTGCGCCTGTTTGGGTTATTCATCCTTCTGTGTGGCCTAAGATTATGACCATGAACAACAGTTCTGTTTCTGTTGTGCAGACCAACTTGAATAGTGGTACTCCTAACACGATTAACGGTTTCCCTGTTATTACGTCGGAGCATCTACCACAAATCGGCAATAATGGCTCTGTTTTGCTGGCTGATTTGACCGCTTATGTGATGTTTGAGAAAGCCGGTCTTTCGATTTCTTATTCAGAGCATGTTGGCTTCAAGCGTGATGTTGGCGTGTGGAAGTTCCGTATTCGCAATGATGGCAAGCCCTGGTTACAGGCCCCAATTCTGCTAGGGGATAATCAGGGTTCGTACAGTGTCTCTCCATTCGTCTATCTTGTAAATGATTAGGTAAACCATCCTTTCACATTTATGTTATAATATAAGTATTCCCCACAAAAATAACATAAATGTGAAAGGGCAATAAGAATGAAATGCGCAGTAGAAGATTGTAACAATTCAGTTCATGCCAAAGGATATTGCAACACACATTATAGACGCTTTTTGAAATTTAATGACCCACTAAAAACAGAAATAAGTCCACCATATCGTGGCAAGAAATGTTCTGTAGAGGATTGCACAGAAAAAGCCTATAAGAAAGGAATGTGTAATAAGCACTTCCAACGTGTTAAGAAATTTGGTGCAACTGAGCTACCAAAGAAGATTTGTAGTGTTGTTGATTGTGGTAGAGAAATAAGAAATGGTGGTTTAGGATTTTGTGGTAAGCATTATCAAAGGTTCATAAAACATGGTAATGTAGATGACCCAAAACCTAAGCAAGTTATTTGTAAAGAATGTGGTGCTTCTGGTGCTATAACACGTGGTTTATGTAAAAATTGTTATCATCATTTTATGATGGAAAACAGTAAAATATATTTTAGCAAGTGGAGAGCTAAAACTTACAGGCGACGTTCACTTGACAAAAACGCACAATCAGAACAATTTACACTAGAAGAAATACTTGACAAAACAAGTGGTTTGTGTTCATTGTGTTTTGAGACAATTGATACTTCTATAAGTGGAAGTCATAGGCTTGGACTTACGATAGACCACATACAACCACTGTCAAAAGGTGGTAATAGTATGAAATACAATCTTCTTGCTGCACATCGAATTTGTAATTCAATAAAACAACATCGATGGAAAAATAGTTTTACTGTTGATGAATATGTAGACATATTAAAAATTCAGAACGAGAAGTTCTGGAAGGAGAAATTTCAATGTTAAATTTTGAGGGTCTTGTTTCGGAATCAGTTGTTCCGATTGCTGTTATTCAGCCACAAGCCGTTACTGCCGGGGCTACAGGTGTTTTGACTGGCGCAATTGACATGGCTAATTATGAAAAAGTCATGGCTGTTTTGCTTACCGGCACTTTGGGTACTTCTGGTACGCTTGATTTTCATGCTGAGGCGTCAGCCACTTCTGGTGGCACTTACGCAACGATTACTGGTAAGGCCGCCACGCAACTTGTGAAGGCTACTAACGATAATGACATTGTTATTATTGAAGTTGCTAATGCTGATTTGGCTTCACTGGAAAAACGTTACTTGAAATTCAATGCTATTGCCGGTACTGCTAATGCTACGTGTGCCGTTTTAGTTCTTGGTGTTCCACGTAATTATGATGCTGACCTTGTTGATAGTGCTGACATCGTTGAAGTTATCCAGTAATTAAATAACTAATTTAGAAAATGCCCCTAGAAGGCTGGCTTTTAAGGCTGTTTTCTAGGGGCATTTTTGTTTTGCCTGGGGGCACGCATGGCAACTTATTCAGATAATTTTAATAGGGCGTCACTTGGAACTGATTGGACAGCCGTTAATGACGGAACTTGGAGTATTGGTGCTTCCACCTATGCCCAACAAGCACAATCTACTGGAACATACAGAGGTTTACGTTACAACTCTGTAATGGATTCAAATGATTTTGATGTAAGCGTTCGCTGTTATTCTAATAATACTAATGCTGGTGTTGGTCTTATTGTAAGAGCGCCTAATAGTGGTACTGCTGCAACTGATATTGATGGTTACGGCTTAATCTTTTTTCCATCTGACACTTTTTATCTTTTAAGATTTGACAACGGTAACGACACTGGCGTTGGCTACACTTATACTTGGGGAAGCCCAACAATAAACACATACTACACACTAAGAATTGTTGCTCAAGGAAGCACAATTACTGGTTATGTAGATGGCACACAAAGATTCCAGTTTACAGATACGACTTACACTGGAACTGGAAATAGAAGTGTAATACTTGTTTCGTATGGAGAAACGCCACGCTACGATGATTTCTCGGCAGCAGACATTGCTTCTTCGCAGACAGTAACACAAACGCACCTTAGTAATTCAAATACTTTTTACAGTTTTACTGCAAGTAATGCAAATGGCGCACAAAATGTTTCGCCTACACTTTTGCAAAACTTTGGTGCTTTCTTCGACCCCGTTATCACAATCCCACAAGTAATTTCTCCGAGTATTGCAAATCAAAATCGCTACTCTTTGAAATTTAATGGAAATGGCGCTGATGTAAACAGAGTAATAATCCCCCTTGAAAATGGTTCAACAACTCAATATCCAGTTAACGTTGGTGCTGGTGATTTCACTGTTGAAACATGGATAAAAGCGAATTACAGCGAAAATACTTCAACTTCTCTTGATGAAGATGCTAGATATTCAAACATTTTTTATGATAGAGATTCCTGGGGTGAACAACGTGGTCATGTAATTGGCGTTACAAGAAGTGGAAGTAATCTTGTTGTTACTTTTGGGCAGGCTGGTTCTGGTGGCTCTTGGACTTCTATAGCAACAACAAGCAATATTGGTGATAATAATTGGCACCACGTTGCAGTTACAAGAAATCAATCAACGGGTCTTGTTAGAATTTTTGTTGATGGCACACAAGAAGCAAGTGGAACTTATGATACTACAAACTGGTCTTTTCCAGCGGGTCATACAGTAGCAAGTGGACAGGATAATCAAAACTTAATTCTTGGCTGCGAAAAACACGATGTTGGTTATTATTTTAATGGTGAGTTGGATGAATTAAGAATAAGTGATGTTGTAAAATACAACTCAACATTTACACCTTCAAGACACTTAACAGTTGATGCAGATAGCGTTGCATTATTCAGATTTGACGAAGGGACTGGAACAAGCGTTGCGTGTTCTGCTAATGTTGGAAATGTTGCGGGTACAATGCTTGTTGGCGGTTCACCGGCTGGCCCAACTTGGAGTGCAATTGAGTTAGCTGGAAGTGAATTGTTTTCAATTTCTGTTACCTCAGAATTTGACATCCTACCAGACACATTAACAAACAACAATTCGTTTTTTAGTCCAACAATTACGACGGGTTCTGTTTCTGTAATTCCTTCAATAATTGATAGTGCGTCTGAATTGTTTGGAATTTCTGCAAGCGTTCAAGGGGTGCAGGTCTTACCTGAATTACTTGAAAATTCCCAGACATTTAACGATTTCACTGTTTCACGTGGCACGGTGACTGTCAACCTTTCAAGGGTTGAAAGTGTTTCGCAGTTATTCAATCCTGTATTCTCTACAGGCGGAAACAATATATTACCAACAGAAATTGGTTCAACTTCACAGGTTTTTAACCCAACTTTCTTGCGTGGAACGGTTACTGCAAATCTAACAAGACTTGAAAGCGCTGCACAGTTATTTACACCTGAATTAGACCTAAACGTACAAACAGGAATAATTGAAATCGCTACACAATTATTCACACCAACAATTACGGCTGGTGCTGTTTCTGTAGAAATTTCAACAATTGAAAGCGACTCGCAAACATTTTCAATTGTTGTTTCAAGTGGTCTTGTTTTAATTCCAACTGAAATTAGTTCGGCTTCACAAGTTTTTAATCCAACAATTACAACCGGCTCTGTTTCGGTTTTCCCGGTAATAATTGAAAACACAAACAATTTCTTTTCATTTAACACTGGAAGTGGAACACTAATTGAACCATCTTTACTGGTTAGTGGTGAAATTTTTAGTCCAACATTTACAGTTGGTTCTGTAAACATAATCACACAAGAAATTGCAAGTGAAAATCAGTTTTATGATATGCTTATATCAAGTGAAATAAACATTTCACCTGATTTTGCTGATTCTAATTCAACAATTTTTGACATATCATTAGTACAAAATGTTTCTGTTGAATTTGTTGAAAATCAAGAAGAATTATTCCAGTTTTCTGTTGATTCCCAAAATTCTACTGTAATTCATCTTCTTGAAAATCAAAATACATTCTTTGATATTTCTATTTCAACTGGTTCTGTTTTAGTTGAACCTTCAACTGTTTCTGAAACACAAATTTTCAATCCAAGTTTTTATCTTGGAAGCGATACAGTAATTGATTTGGAAATTTTAGGAAATACAAATATCTTTTTTACAGGCACACTTGCTAGAATTTCGCCAGAAAGAATAATCAGAACAAGTGTGCAAAATCGTATCATTATTGTTCAATAAGGAGAAATAAAAAATGGCTAGTGCAATTTATCCTGCTTTTAAGCAGGCTTTACTTAATGGTTCTGTTGACTTAACTACTGCTACTGTTCGTGCTGTTCTGATTGACACTGGCACTTATACTTACAATAGTGCCCATGACTTTTACAATGATTTAAGTGGTGTGGTTGGCACTGAATCAGCCGCACTTGCAAGCAAGACGATTACCAACGGCGTTTTTGATGCTGCTGATATTAGTTTTACTGCTGTCACTGGTAACACTGTAGAAGCAATTGTTTTATTTGTTGATACTGGTAATGTGACTACTGATAGATTGATTTGCTTCTTGGATCAGGGCGTGGGTCTACCCGTCTCCCCCAATGGTGGGGATATAAATATCTCTTGGTCATCTTCGGGCATATTCAGCCTTTAAGAAAGGGTCTACAAATTGTATTCTGATAGATACGAAACAAAAGTCTGTCCTACTTGTGAAAAAGAATATGCGCCTAATTCTGGAAGAAGCATCTTCTGTTCAGAAGAATGTAAGAAAAATAGAAAAGAAAATCAGTGTACTTGTGAGGAATGTGGTTCTGAATTTCTGAAAAGTAAAAACTCTTCTGGAAGATTCTGTAGTCCAACTTGTTTTTACAACAATAAGGCTCCAATAGGTACTACTTTTTTAGACCAGTCTGGATACAAAAAAATTAAGGTCGCACCCGGTCAATGGCAGTGGGAACACAGATTCGTTATGGAACAAAGTCTAAACAGGATTTTGGACAGTAGCGAATCTGTTCACCACAAAAATAGGGATAAGTCTGATAATAGAATAGAAAATCTTGAACTGTGGCATGGTTCGCAACCTTCAGGGGCAAGAACGTTTGATTTGGCTGTTGACTTAATTGAAAAACTTTCTAATTCAGAAAGAATTGCCCTGCTAGAAAAATTAAAGGAATTGTGTGAGTGAAAAATGGAAGCATTTATTAAAGACCCAAATTCAACAAAAGATTTTACGTGGGACTGGACAAGTGATTTGGCGGATGATACTATTTCTTCTGCACAAGTCATTTCTGATAAGGTTGGCCTAACTATTTCTTCACCTACAATTACTGCTACACACGTCACTGTTGATATTTCTTCTGGAACGTTGAATACAAAGTATCGTGTTACGTGTAGAATTACAACTGTTGGTGGGAAAATTTTTGATAAGTTGATTACAATTTTGTGTCAGGAAGAATAAAATGAAATACATGGTAAATAGATATTTTAACAATTTTATTCCAGGTCAGATTTTAGAAGAAGCCAATCAAGAATGGATTTCTAGTGGACTTGTTTTAATTGTTGAAGAAAAAGAAGCCTTTATGGAAAAGGTTGATGATTTAGTTGAAAGTTTAGACCCTGAAAAACCTAAACGTAAAAAGGGGTGACAAATGGCTTATCCACTTTTTCACGATGTTAAGTATTATTTGGGAATTGAGCGCAACGAAGATGATTATGTCCTTGCTACATTTGTTGAGCAGAGTATAAAAATGTTTGAGTCACTTACTGGAAGAATTTTTGCAGTAAGTAATCCGACTTCTAAAACATTCGTTGCTGGTTCACGTGATTTTTTTACAAATAAGAAATTATTTTTCTTTGATGATATTTGTAGAATTGACTCTTTAACTATTGGTGGCGAGTCTGTTTCTTCAACAAATTTTCGTTTGCCTAACGAAACACCATATCCATTTTTAGAATTGAAAGCAAGCAGTCCACTATTTTTCCAAAATTATTCAGTTAGTGTTGACCCTACTGAAATCGTTGTTAATGGCTTGTGGGGTTATTCAACTGAATGTCCCGCTGATGTTTTTTCAGCCATCATTAGATTAAGTGCTTGGAAGTATCATCAAAAAGATACTGGTGCTGATTATGATAGACCAGTAATTTTTCAAGATAAAATTGCAACACCAATTGGGGTTCCAAATGACGTAATGGACGTTGTGTTGCTTTACAGGAAAATGCTATGAAGATTATTGATGAAGCGATAGATAGGATTTATGAAATTCGTGTTCCAATTGTAAAGACACACTTGCAAAATGCCCCGTATAATTTTAATACGGCTATGTTTCCACTACTTTTTATTCGCAATATAAAATTTAATCTTGAGTTTGGAAGTAATTTTAATAATGCAATTGATTTATCAAATTCAACAGGCGAGTGCGAGATTGTTGTGGTAATTGAAGCATTTAAGCAAGGCACAGCAGCACAAAATTACATCAAAAGTCGTGAAGTTATTTCTGCTTTGGCTGAAGCAATTGTTAATTCTGGCATGTCCCTGGAAAATGACGGCGTTGAAATTCGTGAAGATTTTGAGTTGACTGGTGATACTGTGCTTTTTGTTGTGATTGCAAATGTCAACTTTTTTCTGTAGGAGATAAAAATGCGTGGAACAAATAGTAGAATTTTATATGATTATTACGATGCTTCAATGTCAACATCTGAATGGGAAATTTCTTCTTCTGTAGAGGAATTAGAAGTGCCTAGAATTGCAAGTGATGTAATGACTTATGCCCCTGGCAATTCTGATTTTTCACTTACAATCAATGGATACATTGAAGGAATTGAATCAGGTTTTGAGGAAGTATTAAATACTGCATTAAATAACGGTGATAGACACGTTGCATTGATTTTAGAACAAAATGTTATTCCTGCAACTGCTTATGTTTTTGTTAATGCTTTTGCAAGTGAAGAAACTTGGAGTGTGCCTTTTGATGGCTTGATGACGTTAAATGGTACTGTTCGTGGCAGAAATGGCGGTGAACGGGGTAAGTGCATTTATTACAATGAATCAAGTACGGCAACTGGAAATGAAGCGTCTGTTCAAGTAAGCACAATTTCAGCAAGTGATGTTGGTAAAGCATTTCTTTTTTTGCATGGTTGGACTGGCACACGTTCTGGAAATATTGGGATTCAAGTGCAAAGTTCTCCCAACAATTCGACTTGGACTACAATTGCAACTTTTACAATGACAGAAGCAAGAAGCCAGGTAGAAAGCGTCACTTTTACTGGTGGTTATATTCGTGTTAATGTGAGTAGTTTAGGTGGCACTACAGCCATTAACTATTCTTTGATTGTTACTGAAAATTAAGGAGATTAAATTATGGCTATTCGTGGTGCTGGTAATGTTACGGTTTTATACAATTCACAGAACGTTACTGCTTATATCAATGAATTTGAGTTGCAGCAAACTGTTGACGAACTTGAACAAACTTCGTTGGCTTCAACTGTGATGGAATATCGCCCATCTATTGCTAATTATTCCTTGTCCCTGAATGGAGACTGGGCTTTAGCTGCTGACAACATTTTTGGGCCAGATATTGTTACGCCAACCACACGTGCTGTTTCAATTCAGATTGAGGATGGTGCATCAAGTGTTACTTATTCGTGGACTGTTGGATTTTTGACTGGTTTTAGTATTTCCGGTAGTGCAACTGACAAAATTACGCACGCACCTGAAATTCGCTTAAGTGGGCCGCCTACTAGAACTGTTGCTTAATTAGAAAGGAATTTTTTACATGGCTAAGTATTATTTGGAATTTGAGGAATATAAAGATTGTTTCGTTGAAGTTACTGACAAATGGACTATGAAGGAAGTTAAGGCGCTTACTTCTAGCACAGAAGAAAATTACTTTGATTTTTTCAAACAAAAAGTTGAATCTATTTACATTCGTGATGTTGATGGTAATGAATTGCGTGATGTTAATATGCTTAATGAAAATTTCTTGGATAATGTAGATGTTGCTGTCAGTGGTTTTCTTGGAATGGTTCTTGTTCGTCATGTAAGGGATAGAAGAAGCCTGGGGGGTTTGAGCGTGCGTCCATTGTCCACTACCTCAGAGTCCAAAACAGCGAAGAATTAGAAAAAGATTACACTGAAAAGGGCATTGTTCTACCACCGATGAATGATGCCCTTTTTGATTCTTACATGCTTTCTAATTTTCCTGGTCGCACATTAGACGAATTAGATAGCATGGATATTCTACGTTGGATGAGGGCGATGGATGCACGTAGCATAGAAACAGTGGAATCAAATCGTTCTATGCAAAAGAAGGGAAAGAAAAAAGCTAAAGAAATTCCTGAAAGAATTTTACGCCAATTTTCTGAACACGATAGATTATTTAGGGAGTTCGATGAAACATTAAATGGCAAATAATGTAATTACGCTTGTTATTCAAGCAAAAAATCAAGCAAGTGCTGTATTGAAACAAGTTGAAAAAGACACTGTTGCAATGCAAAAAAATATGCTTAAAACAAATCCAGACCCATTTCTTTCTGCTAAAGCACCGGGGGTTGCTGCTGCTGGCGCTGTTGCTGTGGCTGGTGCGCTTGCTATGGCTGCTAATCAGTCTGCACAAACGGCTGCTCAATATGAAAGACTTGAAAATTCTACTAATAGTCTTGGTGCTCAGTATGGCTTAACTTCTGGTGATATTATTGCTGCTGTTGATAAAATTGCACAAGGAACATTATCAAATTCGACAATTCTTGAACAAGCAAACAAAGCTATGCTTTTAGGCGTTGCAAATTCAACAGAAGAATTTGAGACACTTACGAAAATTGCAATTGATAGGGGTCGTGCGATGGGCATTAGCATGGAACATGCTTTTAATAGCATCGTGCTTGGTGTTGGTCGTTTAAGTCCGCTTATTCTTGACAATCTGGGTATTATTCTTGACGCTGATACTACTTATGGTGCTTTTGCTAAAACAATTGGAAAGACAGCGGATGCTTTAACCGATGCTGAAAAGCGTCAAGCATTACTTGGCAGATTAAAAGAAGAAATGGGGAATTTTGATTCAACAAGTGTTCTTGACGCTGCTAGTGCTTGGGAAAGATTGGGGGCATCAGCTTCTAATGCTACTGTTATTTTTGGTGATTGGCTTAATGAAAATGGTGTTGTAATTGGGGCTATAAATAGTTTAACTGAAGTTGTTGATAAAGTATCATTAAACCTTTTTGCTAACAGTGATGATGAAAACGTTAAAATGCAATTATCTTTAATTGATACTTATAAGTCAAAGATTGATGGGCTTCAGTCTCAAATGGAGAAATGGAATACACAAAGCCCGCTAGAAAGATTACTTTTTAATGTTGACCCAAACATTGTACAGCAGCAAATTGATGCTTATAAGGCGGCGATTTCTTCTGCTTATGTTGAACTTGCAAAAATAGATTCTGGAAAAAAAGGTACAACTGGGGCTATCGGACAATCTTTTAAGAATGCTGCTGATTCTGCACAAGCACTTGCTGAAGAAACATTACGTGTTGCAATTGAACAAGAAAGAATAAATGGATTAACAAGGGAATACGAAAAATTAAGTGGCTTGACTAAGGCTGAAACAGAAGCACTTGTCGCTGAAATTATAAAAATTGCACCAAACGTTGGAAGTGCAATTGCTGAAATTGAAAGAATGGTTGGCGGCTTGCAAGCTGCACAGAACGCCGCCGCAGCCGTTTCAAGTGCTTTGGGTGGTGCGCTAAGCGCACTTGAAAGCGCCGCAGTTCAAGCATATAAAAATACTGGAAGCAATCAAGAAATTGTTTCTTTATACGCACAGCAACGTGCTAACTTAAATGATACACTTGCAATTGCACAAGAACTTGGAATTACACAAGCACAACTACCATTTTTTATGGCAGATGCACAGGCTGAAGCGACTGCTGTTTTTGACGCAATCAACGATTCTGCTACTGCAACTGGAAGTGTTGCAAGTGGAACTAAACAAATAACTGCTGAATTTACTTCGCTGAAGGGAATTGTAAGCGGGATTTTTGACGGTTTATTTGATGATATTGGTGGTGTAAATCCAGAGGATTTCTTACCACGTGAAGATGCTCCAAATGAAGCAGCAAGAAGAATTGCCGATGTAATGGTTAAGGGTTTTGAGTCACCCTGGGCTGAGTATTTTCAATCAAGTTTCCCTGATTTATTTTCCCAGTACATGGGAAGTGCTGGAGGGGATGTTAAGACTGCTGCTGCACAACTATTAAGGGATTTTCAATCTGGATTAAGACCAGAGTTAATTGATACAAACGCAGTAAAAGAAATTGCAAAAAGAATGTTTCAGGCTGATGCTGCTACAAGTGCAATGATTGACCAAGTTGCACAAGAACTTGCTGCTGAAATGGGTATTAGTATTGAAAAAGCTACTGGCTATGCTTCGGGTGCGGCTGGCAAAAAAGTAGTTGACCAAGACGCAATTGACGCCGCTAAAAAGGCTTTGACAATTACACCAACATTTAATTTTGGCAGCGCAAGCACGGATTTAATGAATGCTGGTAAGGCTGCTGGATTTTTTACAAGCGATGGAACACTTGAAATTCCAACTACAGTAAAAATTTCATCAACTGCACTTGACCCTGAGAATTTACCAAAAGCAGAAATTGAAATAATTAAATTTGCACTTGGCAAGACAAAAGAAGAATTTGCAAGTGAAATTGCAAGTAATGTTGGGGGGGTAAACATTTCTACAAACTTGAATTTGCCAAAAAGTGATGACGCTATTTGGCAGCAAGTTAGGGATGCAATTAAATTAAGTATTGGTGGGGTTAGTATTCCAACCGTTTTGGCAATTCCAACAATAGGGGATGTTGAAGGGTTTAAGGAGCAAGTCATGACAACCGCAGGTGTAATTGGCATTCCAATTACATTTACTGGTGCTGCTACACTTGCTGAAGATATTAACGCATTAAAAATGGCAATTTTTAATCAGTTGACTGCCGAAGAACAAATGACTTATTTGGCTGAAACATTCTCAACAAATCTTGGTATTGCAATGTCTGAACAGGCAACACAGATGGGGGTGTTCGGAGTCCTTCTAGGAACGTACATTTATCAAGGTTTTTCTCAGTACCAAATAGGCACAATCCTTGCAAGCGAATTATCAAGACAAGTCGGTGAAGCACAGGCTTCTTTTGAGGCAAGCGGCAAAACTGCCGGTAAGAAGTGGGGGGACGCATTCTTAAATGTTGTTGGCGATAATGTTCCGTTTGAGCTATTACAAATTTTGGTTGACCTAATAACACCTGAAATTCAGAAAAGATTGGTAGACGAAGGTACTAGAAAATGACAACTACATTGAATAGCGTTACGATAGTTGACCCGTATGAAATTTCAATTGAAAGAAATGAAGTTGGTTCTGTTGGTGTTGCAATCAACGGAACCAAACACTTTGATTATTTCCGCACCACACTTGATTATGATTCTAAAATAAAAATGAAGTGGAGACTTATAACTTTTGCTAATTTTTCAACATTGAAAACACAACTAGAAAATTGTATTACCGCAAACAGAACAATCGTGCTTCCAGATGGTCAAACTTTTTCAGTTCGCCTAGACCCTGAGTCTGCACTTACCCAATTAACTGTAAGAAGCGGCGGAACCTGGCTTTACAATGTTGAATGTGGATTTTTGGTGATAGCAACATGACAAGAAAAATTGATTACGGGGTTTTGTTTGATTGGGATGGAAGCGGGAATTTTAGCTTTAGTGAAAAAAATTATGTTGAAACTATTTCCGGTGACGAATCAATTTCTCCACCGGGTGAATCTTCATTTTCTGGAAGCGGTTTTATAACACAATTAACAATAGATTTGATAAATGCCGATTCAAGATTTTCTACAACTAATAGTTCATCACCGATTTACGGTTACATTGCAAATGGAGGCTTCCTGCAAAAAAGGGTTCTTATTACATTGAAAATAGATGAAGTTCCTTTTACGATTTTTACAGGCTACATAAAATCAATGAATGAAGTGTTCAGAAATGGCAAGGCAATTGGAAAAGTAAAAGTTGTTTGTAGAAGTCAAGATGACATTATTAAAAATATGCAGATTTCAACGCTTGCTTCTATTTCAAGACTTGCAATTACTTCACAATTTGATGAAGGAGAAATAATAAAAAGAACTTTAGAAGCGGCTGGACTTGTTGATAATGTTAATTTTAGAAGTCAAGCATATTCTAATCCAACAATAGATAGGGGACTTTTTACAATTCCTTATTTTTGGCTTGAAAAAGAAAGTCCTGTAGAGGATGCTTGGCTTTTATCTGCTGCATGTGCTGGAAGGTTTTATTTTAACCCTGAGGATGGACTTTTTTATTATAAAAATGCTTTTGCTTACGGTAAGGGAAAAAGTGCTTCTTCACAAGAAACCCTCAATGAATCAAATTGTGAATCAATTGAATACAAAAGCGCAGACAATGAACTAATAGAATCGGTTTCTGTTACAGCAAGAACAAGATATGTAACAGAATCTAAAGAAATATGGACTTCTGAAAAACCAGTTAAGATTGCACCAAATTCAACACAAGAAATAGAGTGTGAAATAAATCAACCAGTAATAGAAGCAAGTTCAACAAAATTTGTTGCAACTTCTGCTGTTGGCATGTTAATAAATAGTGGGATTTCTGTTTCAATTTCTTCTGTTTATTCTAAGAAAGTCGTTTTAAGTGTTGTAAACACAACAAATAGACTTGTGTATCTTAGAAACCTTGTCTTGATTGGAAAATTACTTGAACCACTTGATAACATAGACTATTCTTCTAGTTCTTCTTTAGAATTTTGGTCTTCAAGAATTGGCTCAGAAAAGAAAATAAGTTCTAATCCCTATGTACAAACATACGCACAAGCAAAAGCAATAGGGGACATAACACTTGATAGACAGGCAAACTTTTCAACTGAAGTTTCAATAAGAAAATTTAAGGGTACAAAAATTTTGTATGTCGGTGATTTAGTAACTGTTTTTGTTTCTGGAAAATTAAATGAGCAATTTATTATCACAAAATCTAAAATCAACTTGTCTACAAATGGTTTCTATCAAGATTTTGATTTGATTAGCGCTTCTGGCATTTATGGGCTTTCAATTGGGGATTACTTCATTATTGGAACCCACTCACAGAACTCTGCGAAAAAGTTGTTCTACTGACGCTTGCTAGAATGCCCGCTATCGGGCAAGAAGGCCAGTAGGACGCACGCTAGATGCTTTTTAGTATAAACATACTACACACGTTTTTGGGGCGTCTTGTAGCCCTTCTATTGCGTTTTTCTCGAAAGGTGAAAGAATGACGAAAAACTACGTTTTGCCCCCGCTTGTTGCGAATGGAAACCCACTTTCTGCTTATGGGGTCAATCAACTAATTAACACTACGAACCACATTAAGTCTGATTTTTTTGATTACAATGTTCTAAAACAAAGAACAGTTATGGTTAATGATTTTGCAGCTTGGGAATCAAGATATGTTTTGGTTCATAAGTTCAAGAATCTTAGAATAAGTGTTTATGTGCAAGCCCTTAATGGAATGGGTGACTTGAAAATATATGCAAGAAAAGCGGGGACTAATCAAACAAGTTACTTAATTCATACTGCAACGATTACAGCAAGTCCACAAACGCTAGAAATTAACTTAAATATGGATACAAACCTTAATGGTTTTACAGTAAATTATGATGATATTTATTTAATTTCTTTTAGAAACGATTATGCGGATAGTGGTGGGGTTGTTTGCCTTTATATGTATGAGTATGTCGATAGTGCCCCTACCGCACCAACAATCCCAACATTAACATCTTCAACTGTTGTTGATGAAACTTATCTTAATAATATAATCAATTCGTTGAGAAACCTTCCGGCAAAGCCAAATGTAAATGTCCCTTTTAATGGTGTTGGGAGTCCTGGGGATTATAATGCAAGCGCATATATGAAATGGCTTGGTCGAAGAAGAAGTCGCTTTCTGTGGTATGGATTTTGGCTTATTGACGGGGAAGTAGAAATTACTTTTAAGGTAAACGGGCAAACAATTTACACACAAAATAGTGGAATTGGCTCCGTTCAATTTTATAATTGGGGTTATGATTTCGTTGATAATCCAGCCGGGATTACTGTTCCTGCAATCGGAACTGACTATGAATTTACTGCTGAATTTACGCATGTTAATGAAGGACACCCGGCTGCTGCTGCATTTGTTACTTATGCGTATGAAGGTGATTACTAATGATTGAAGAAATTACAAGCGGAAGTAATTTTTCTGCTGCCAAAATGAATGAAATTAAGACAGAAATTGATTTAATTTTTCAGATTGCCGTTAGCGATTACGTTAATCACGCCGCCGCTTCCCTTTTTCCACAAAATGGGCAAGACGGGGAAAGGGATAATGCCAGACAAAGCAATCTGGCTTTTATGCACAAACACAAATATCTTGTTTATGCAAGCGCCCCTAACGATGACGGAAATCCCTTAATCGACCCAAGCGGATTAAATGAACCAACTTCTTTGCCTGTTACAAATGGGCCAGATGAATATGGGGAATACGACTTAAGCAGCGTTGATTGGCTTACACCTGGAATGTTTTACTGGGTTAGAAATGTTATGTGGGCAATTGAAATAGAAAAAGGTGATTATATCTATGGCTAAAAAAGATGCTTTATTAAAAATAGATTATGTTCCAAGTAAAAATACTGGAAACTCTACAACTACTTTTGGTGGTGGCACCACATCTATTGATACATCTGCATTTTTGTTAAGGGATGGAACAAGAACAATGCTTGCCAACCTTGACATTGGTGGATTTAGTATTGTTAATGTTAATCTTTTAGATGGTGTTGACTTACCAACTTTTTTTTCAAGTTACAATGCACACATTGCAAACGTAAATGCCCATCACAATCAAGCACATGCCTTAGTCGATTCTGACCATACAGTTAGTGGATTAACAACCGGAAATTATTTACGAGCCAATAGCGCAACAACTTTTGGATTTGCGCAAATCCAACATAGTGAATTGGGTGGAGTAAGTGCTAATCAACACCACAATCAAATACATGCAATTATTGGAAGTGACCACACCGTAAGTGGTTCTGCTTTTGATTTGATTGGTCTTTCTGCAACTAATACACTTTCTGTTTTGACACCATCTGCAAATGTTTCTACTGGTATTGAAAGAATCTTAAAAAGTTCTTCAAGTGGAAACTTAAACCTTGCAAGTTTGACTACAATCTTAATTAACTCTACTTCTGAATTAACACTTAATCCAGTTGGCAACATTATTCTTGACAGTCAAGCAGGTGCAACTATTCCTGGTGGAACTATTCAAGACGACTTGGGTGCTTACAATAGAAAATGGAGAACCCTTTTTGCTGCTGAATTGTATGTTGAAACACTTGTTGCGCAAGATGTTATTTCTACAATTGGTGGGCGCATTATGGTTGCACCAACAACTACACTTATTGCAAATGTTTCTAGTGTTGCCACGACTATTGATGTGAAACATAATAATCTACAAAATGGTGATTTTGTTGTTTTGCAGGCAGCGCCAAGTGGAATTGCCCAATTTGAGTCAATGAGAATTACAAGTGCTGCTACAACAATTAGCGGCGGCTACAGATATTCAGTAACAAGAAATCTTGATGGAAGTGGTGCTAACAACTGGGTTTCAGGTGATGCTGTTGTTGATATTACTGACGGTTATATCGACTTGACTTCAACATCGACAATGCTTAATCATTTTGGGCCAGTCGTAGCAATTTATGATAGAACTTCTGTTGGTTCCTGGAATGGATTGACTGCAACTGTTGCACTTGGAAATATGCGCAATTTTGTAGATTTTTCTACAGACACTTTTGGAATTGCAATTGGCAACAATCTGACATTAACACCGTCAACGGGTTTTATTGGTTTATCTGCTGACAATGTTGGTGGAGTAAGACTTTTCAATACACCTTTAAGAATGTTCAACGGTGCAATAGAAACAATACATATTGCTGCATGGAATGATATTTGGATTGGTTCAAGTTCAAGTGATAAAAAACTTGAATGGAATGGAACAACGTTGACTGTTCGTGGTGCAATTACGATTCAGGCTGGTTCAACTGGCTTCACAAACATAACTGATAGACCAACTACACTTGCTGGAATAAATGCAACAGAAGGTGCAAAATTAACTGGAATTGCAACAGGTGCAACACGAAATACAATTTTCAGACAAGCGACAGCCCCAACCGGTCAAAATGGTGATATTTGGTATAACACTGCAACCTTTCTTACATACAGGCACAATGGTTCTGGTTGGGAAGTAATTGGTAATAATTACACAAATACAAATCAATTAGTTGATGGCGCTGGATTGGGGGCTATGGCTAACTGGAACTCGATAAATTCAAGACCAGTAAGATTTAATTTTGAGTCAACCCCAAGTGGACAGCCAGCGGGCTTGTACATGACCGCAAGTTCTTTTGGTTTTTGGAATGGAAACACTTTTAGAACTTATCTTGATAATTCTGGCAGATTTTATTTTCAGGGTGCGTCAGGTGCTTATGTTACTTGGGATGGCACAAGATTATTTGGTGGTACTTCTCAAACTTTTGATAGTAGCGCAAGCTGGTATGTAGATTCTGTTAATGGTGATTTAATTGCTGCAAACGGTGCATCAGCAATAAATAGATATGGCTTTAGTATTTCTCCTGTTGATGCGGATGACCTAACAAGTTTACCAACTGGACAAAGTGGTCTTCACGCTTTTTCAAGTAACAGTTTTTCAACAAGATATTCTAGTTTAATTTTTGGTGCTCCGGTTGGAGTGTTTGCTTCTATTCCACAGGGTTGGGTTTTTGAGTATAACCAATTATTGCCCCAAGCAAATAATCTTGGTAACGAACGCTCTTGGAATACCGCCTTAATGATTTGTGATACAAATCAAACTGCAATCGTTTGGCATAGTCTAAATGATGGAATTGGAAGTGGACTATCTGCTGATAATCTAAGGGGTCTTACAATTGGCAACACAAATAAAAGATGGAACACAATTACTGCCACAGATGCTGGCGGCGTGACTGAAATAGGTAGATATTTAGATTTTCACGAAGCCGATACTAATTCTATTGATTATGAAAGTCGTATTTGGTCAACATCAAATATACTTAATACAAGTTCACACCTAACTGTGAATGGCGTTATCACTGCAACAAATTATTTACAAATGACAACCCAAGCATCTTTACCTGGTGCAACTGCTGGTTATGTTAAAATAGTCTTGAGAAGTGACAATGCGCTTGTCGCTGTTATGCCTTCTGGAAATGTTCGTGTCTTAGCTACAAGTTAGAAAGGATTTTATTGTGAAAAGTATTGTTTTTATTTATATTTTCTTATCTGTGTTTTTTATAACCTTAACAGGTACAGCACCAGAACCAAAACCTCCAGTTCGTTGTGCTGGAATTATGTGTAATGATGAAGATTTCTTTTTTTACAACTATAATGAGTATTATTATTTTCCAATTGTAGAATTAGGGGGTAACTAATGAAAAAAATTATTTTAATCTTGACAATTTTGTTCACACTTTCTTTTGGGGTTGCAAACGCACAAACATTTATGCAAAATTTAGAAAGGGGTCCTGGAAATTCTGAACAAATAACTTTCCCTGGCAACAATGTTTTACTACCAAATTAAGGAATTAAAATGATTGAACCACAAAGTATTCCAGAAATTATCTTAGAAAAAAAGGGTGCAATTGACCTTTATAAGTGGGGAATTTGGATTGTCGGCGGCGTTCTTTCTGCAATTGTGATTGGAACAATGGTTTTAGCTGCAATCGGTATTATTTCACCTGACTGGCTTGGAAGTATCGGGGTTTTATTAGCAGGTTCTTTAGTGAATCTTATTGGAAAGGAAAAAGTAAATGAGTAAAAAAGTTGAATTGACTTATCAAGATGCTTTTATTGTTGCACATGGTTTAAGTGAATTGTTTGAGGAAAAGATGGATGGAAAGACTGCTGCCTTTCTATACAAATTTTCTCGTGCATTTAAGACACTTGTAGAAGATTATAATGCTGCATGTGAACTTACAGGTAAAAAAGAAGAAGAAGTTGTTAAAGTAAACAATTCAGTATTTTGTGAAGTAGAAACATTTTCTATTGAGTTACTTGAATCACTTAATCTAAAACCTGCTACACTTGTTAAACTAGATAAAGTTTTTAACTAACTTACTATCTAATATGTAATGTATAAAATCTTGTAAATACCAACCTATTATTATATTTATATGACTAATTTGTAAGTTATCATACATAAAAAATAATATAGGAAAAAATAAATAAATAAATCTAGTTAAAGTACCAAGTAAAAGATTATGACTTAATCCCCTATGCTTGAAAAATAATGAATAAGGATACCAGTATAGATTCCAAAAGAGTCCTATTACTGGTATTTTTTTTATTATTTTTTTGATGTAGATTTTGTCAAAATCATAATCAGGTGTTATTATAGTACCTAATACAAGACCTATACCTATCATATTACTATCAGTAGTGTTACTTATGTTAAGTAATGTGTAGATTCCTAAGCCGCCAACTAAGTTTGCGCTAAAGTGTTTCGTGCCACTTGCCATTTGACAAGTCCCCCTTTGTGTGTTACAATCCCATCATTAAGAAAGGAGTAAAGATTATGTATTGTAGTAATTGTGGTCAAAAAATAGAAGACCACTTAGGTAAAAATTGTTTGTTTTCCAGGGAATCTTCTTTTTTGTTGAAGTCTTTTATGTTGACAAGTTTTTTAACTTTATCAAGATTTAATAGAAATTTGGTAACTTATCCAATACAAGAATTGTACAACAGTTTTGCAAGTATTACTAATCTGCCTACTGTTGATGAAATCCTAAAAATTTATTCGGGTGAAGAAGACTGGCAGTATTATATTTTTCTATCAATTGATAATCTTCCAGAAGATAAGATTTTCAATGCACTTATCAAAGGTGAATTTATAGATTCATCATTTGAGTGGTTTACTTACAATGACGATTCAAGTTTTTCTAATGAAGTTAAAACAAAAAATACAATGGAACAATTAACTATGGAAATTTTTAAGGCAAAAAATAATAAACCATTTTGGGAGGTATTTGATGGCAAAAGTTAATTTTGGTGGTGGTAAATCTATCTTAAAAATTCAAGATTCTGAATCTGAAAGATTGTTAAGATTTCTAAATGAAATAGTGCCTGGAAAGAAAAGAAAGCGCCCAATTGCAAGTAAGGCAGGTTATTGCCCAACTGCAAACTGGTTTTCAATTAACACGGAAAACGAAAGTTTTGTTGGTGGCGCTATGAAAATTTATCAGGGAATTGGAAACGGGGTAGAGGAAGAAATTGTAAAGGCATACGAAAGAAACGGTGCTTTACTCGGCACCCAAGTTCTTTTGCCTTTGCCAAGCGGTGTAGATTTGGGTGGCTTCATAGACATGATTGCACTTAACAGCGCCGGTGAACCTTCCCTGTATGAAATAAAAACTTGCACAAACATTCCAACAAAAATTAAGCCTGAACATGCGGCCCAAGTCGCTGCTTATTGGGCTTTTTCTGGATTCAAGAATTGTTATGTAATTTATGTTTCAAGAAAAGTTCAGAATTTTCCAGACCCAACTCCCTTAATCAAGGTCTTTCATTTTGATGAAACAGAAGAAGAAAACCAAATAAGAATAGAAAATTTATTCTTATCGCTTGTAACAAGCGATGCTACTTATCCCCCACAAAGACCAGTTTCATTTAGGGAAAAGAATGAGTGTATTTTTTGTGGTTTTTCTTCTATGTGTTGGTCTGACAATACCAAGTTTATGCTTAATCGTGATTTATCACGATTTTCTGCTGATGCAGAAAAATTGATGGAAGAAACATTGAAAACTAGAAATAAACGTGTTGCGATAACCCTAAGAAATTGCGAGTCAAGTTGTCCAGTTGAAAATTCAGAATTGTTGAAAGGCTTTATTAAGGAGGCAAGATGAATACTACCCAAGTTTTAAGTGAATTGCAGTTTCTAGACAAGTACTCCCGGTTTGATTATAAAAAAGGAAGAAGGGAAAATTGGCATGAAACTGTTACACGTGTAACAGATTTTCTTATGTCTTACTTGCCAACAGAAAAAGTTGTAACCACAAGGGAAATTTTATTTAATGCAATTCTTAATAAAGAAGTTTCCCCGTCAATGAGACTTATGGCAACTGCTGGAGAAGCAGCAAGACTTAATGAAGCAAGTGTTTTCAATTGTTTTGGGCGTGAAACAGAGTTTGTTTCTGAGTTTGGAACTGTATCATTTTTTGATTTTAATGATGGTGATACTGTAAGGGTTAAGACACATGATGGTACTTGGAAGAATGCTGTTGTTAAAAACTTTGGAAAACAAAAACTAAATAAAATAACTTTTGCCAGAACTAGAAGCACAAAAGAAATTAGGGCAACATCGAATCATACATGGTTATTAAAAAATGGTGAAAGAACGCAATCGTTGAAACCAAAAGATATTATTTTTGGTTTGCCAGATGAAATAACTGATTGGAATTTTGATAATGCTTCACCGATTGAAAAAATAGCATGGTGCTATGGCTATGTTTTTGGTGATGGTTCCGTTTCTAATAAACATAGCATGGTTCGTCTTTGTGGTGAACAAAATAAGTTTTTGGATAGGTTTTTATCGTGTGGTTTTGGAAGCACAACATCAATGGGTCTTGTTGGTGACAACATTGTTTTTACTGGCAAGTATCTTAAAACTACACCAGAATTAAGCGTTGAAAACTTAGAAGAAATTCGTGCTTTTGTTATTGGGTATTTAGACGCTGATGCAGCAAAAACAAATTGTCATGGTAGAAAAAAATTTGTTTCTATTCAATCATCGCAAGATGACCACATTGATTTTATAGAAAGTGCTTTTGAGATGGTTGGTGTTTATTTATTAAACACAAGGGATTTGACTGGTCAAGAAACTAATTTTGGTATTAGGCCAAATACAAAACACTTTGGTCTAACTAATAGAATTACCAAAACAAACTCTTTGTGGTCTGTTAAAGAAATAGTTGAAGATGTTGTTGATGATGTTTGGTGTCTTGTTGTTGATGATAATCATTCGTTTGTCTTAAGTGGTGGTATTGTTACTGGAAATTGTAGCTATCTTCCACTTGAAACTACACAAGATTTTCACGACTTGACTTTGCTTTTAGGTTTAGGTGTTGGTGTTGGTTTTTCTGTTGAAAATCATTTTGTAAAGTCGCTTGGTGATGTGCGCTATCAGAATAAAGATAGAACAATTAAGTTCGTTGTGCCAGATGACATTTATGGTTGGGCACAATCAATTAAGTTTTTGATTGAGCACAAGATGGCTGGTAATCGGGTTAATTTTGACTATTCGTTAATTAGACCTGCTGGTGCGCCACTTAAGACACGTGGCGGTAGGGCAAGTGGCCCCGAACCTTTGATGGATGCACATATCGCAATTGGAAAAGTACTTGATGCACGACAAGGGAAAGAAATTCGCAGCGTTGATGCTTTTGATATTGCGTGTCATGTTGCAGGGGCAATTGTTAGTGGTGGTGTTCGGCGCTGTCTGCCAAGTGGTTCACGTGTTCACACTGAACACGGCATGAAGAAAATTGAAGATGTTGTGCTTGGGGATAGGGTGCTTACCACAGATGGTTATTGTTCTGTTACGAATAAGTTTAATCAAGGAATGCAGGCGCTTGTGCGTGTTGTAACACAGGATTCTAGTTTTATGTGTACGCCAAATCACAAGATTGCTGTTTTGACTGACCAGGAAAATTACATTTGGAAGCGTGCAGATGAACTTGTTTTTGGTGATAAATTGATTGCTCCTTATTACTTGATTGAAGGAAAGCAACAGAAACTTCCAAATTATACTTTTGAGCGTCCAACTAATTCAACGAACATCGTAATTCCAGAACTTGATGAAGACATGGCTTGGTTGCTTGGCTTAATTCATGGTGATGGTCACATTGACTTTACGAACGGTGAAGTTAGTATTTCTGTTAATGGTGAAGAACTAGAGCTTGGTGTTCGTGCTGCTGCACAATTGCGTCGATTTGGTGTTAATGTTGGATTGTCGGAATACGAAAATTATTTTGTTTTACGTGTCAAGTCACGTCAACTTGCAAATTATTTTCATAGTTGGTTGAAACAAGCTAATGTTGAAATTAGGATTCCAGAGTTTATTTGGAATGCTCCTTATGAAATTAAAATGGCTTATGTGTCTGGTGTGATGGATGCAGACGGTTCTGTTAAAACAAGACCTGTTAATGTCGTTACTACTGTATATGAAAGTTTTGCGTGTGACATTCAATTGTTACTTTCGTCGTGTGGTATTCAGTCACGTGTTAAGGCTTTGTCTACAAAAAATCTTAAAGAAAATTGGCAACCTAAGTTTGGTGTTTATTTGATTAACAATAAAGGAAAATTTGAGTTTCTTGAAACACCAACGCTTTTTAAGCGTGAAATCGATATTTCTACTGTTGAAAAAAGAACTAATATTTTTCCTGATGGTGTTGTGTGGTCTGATACTGATTCACCTTTGATTCCTGTTACTTTTATTAAAATTGAAAACGTAGAAGGGGAGTATCAGACTTGGGATTTAGAAGTAGAAGATATGCATGAGTTTTTCTGCAATGGGTATTTAATGCACAATAGTGCAATGATTACAATTTTTGACCGTGACGATGATTTGATGTTAGGTGCTAAATCTGGAACGTGGTATGAAAATAATTTGCAGCGTCAATACGCAAATATATCTGCTGTTATTGATGGGGAATTGTCAAAGGATGAAATGTATTCACTAATTCAGCGTATGCACGATTCTGGATTTGGTGAACCTGGGATATTTAGTAGATATGCAGTAAGACAAACGATGCCAGAAAGACGCAAAGCTGTTTTTGGCATGGGAACCAACCCTTCGGTTTAAGTGAGGCTCTAAAAAGTAATTTTTAGTGTAAAACCCGAATATCGGAGAAACTCTAATTTTATTAGACAACTACCGAAGCGTTTAATAAAACGCTCGAACGACTGACAAGGGATTCTCAAAGTAGAGAATGTGATACAGTCTGAGCACTATGGTGACATAGTGAGTTTGGCAGAAATGACCAAACACGCAGAAATGCGATTAACAAAACTGGTGGTGAAGTAGTCTTACGTCCTAGACAATTTTGCAATTTGTCACAAGCAATTGTAAAGCCTGACGATGATTTTAGTACATTAAAAAATAAAGTTGAAATTGCAACTATCATAGGAACTATTCAATCTTCAATGAATTATTTTCCGCAACTTCACAAAGATTTTGCAAGAAATAATGAAGAAGAACGCTTGCTTGGCGTATCGCTTTCTGGCATTATGGATAATCCGATATTGCAAGATGCTAAAGTGTTGCAGCAACTAAATGCACACGTTGTTGAAACAAATAAGAAGTGGGCTAAGGTTCTTGGAATAAATCAAAGTGTTGCTGCAACGTGTGTAAAGCCCGATGGTAATACATCGTTACTTTACGATACCAGTCCTGGATTGCACCCAAGATGGTCGCCCTATTACATTCGGCGTGTGCGATTGCAGTACAATAATCCGGTTGCACAATGGCTTATGGATTCTGGCGTACCATGTGAACCTGTTGTTGGTGAAACGTGGGACAATGTGCGTACAGTGGTTTTTGACTTTCCAATAAAGTCCCCTGAATCAAGTATGTATCAAACTACAGCAAGCGCAATTCAACAACTTGAAATGTGGAAATTACTTAAGTTGAATTGGACAGAACATAATCCATCTGTTACTATTCACTACAGGCCGGAAGAACTTGACACAATCAAAAATTTCTGCTATAGTAATCAAGACTTGCTTTCAGGTGTCTCATTCCTTGAGAACGGACACAAGTACAAGCAAGCACCGTATGAGGAGGTTGACGAATCAACTTTCAACGAAACACTTGACAAGTTCCCAGAAGTCGATTACAATGGTTTCTGGAAGTACGAAACTTCATTTGATTCAACTTCCGGCACCCAAACACTTGCATGTGTTGGGGGTTCTTGTTTAATTTAGAAAGGTTAAGAAGTTGACAACGTATTTTAAGGTTCCATACGTTAGTAGTTTTGTTGGAAGCAACAAGTATCTGTCCATTATAAGTGATTTTTCACCGCAATTTTTAAGTCCAGATGAAAAAAATAGCTTAATTTGGTTTCTTGTAGCATATAACAAAAGAAAGTCATATAAAGGTTCTGTAAAAATGAATGGTGTTACTGTTGTTGTAGATTCTTTGGAAGGAAGAAGTGCTATTTATAAAACTGTAAATAACATAATTCACCATGAAGGCGGACAAGTCTTTAGTAAAGACGGCTTGATGGCACTTTGTTTCTTTATTTTTAAGGAGTTAGAAAAAGGCTTTCCCTGTCGCTTGGAGAATTTCTTTCCAAGCGAAGAGCTTGCGTTAGCATTTGTAAACGGCTTTAATAAAAACGCTGGAAATTCTGCTAAGGTTGTGTATCTGTCGTCGCCTAATCAGATTCCTTCTAAGCATGAAAAACCTGTTACTGAAAAAACAGTTATTGAAGATGACTTCTTCTTTGTTGAAGATAGCGTTAATAATGTTTTGACTTTTGCAAATGCTTTTGCAGGAAAGTTTGGATATGTAAACGTGTTAATCACTGGAGCTTCTGGCTTTGGCAAAACAACTATTGCAAAAAAGTTTGCAGAAAAAACCGGAAGAAAATTTGTAAAAGTTGACTTGTCGCTAGTTGCAGAGCCAAGTGATTTTCTTGGTACGTTAAAAATTGTAGAAGGTTCAACGGTGTTTGTTGAAACACCATTTACAGAAGCAATTAAGGAGGGCGGCTTTGTGATTCTTCTCGACGAAATAAATCGGGCTTATCCAAACATTACAAATCCGCTTTTGGGCTTGCTGGATGATACGCATTCCGTAACTTACAATGGAAGTGTTTATAATGTAGCGCCAAATACAATTTTTATTGTAACGTCAAATGTTGGTTCGCAATATACTGGCACGTTTAAGTCAGATGCTGCATTGCTTAATCGGATGCACTTTACGTGTAGTGTTGGTTCAATTACGCCGGTAAACGAACTAAACATTTATACAAAGCGAACCGGCATTGATATTAAAAGCGCACAAAGCATTGTAAGTTTTCTTGGTGAATGCAGGTCAACGCTTGATGAAAGTGGACTTGATTTTTCGCCTAGAACTGGTCTAGCACTTGCGAGAACAATGTCCTTTGGTGCAAGTTTGCGGTTTGCAGTTGATATGATTCTTCCCCTTTCTCTTGAAGATCGGAAAGAGGTTCTTGATATATTGTCAAAGAAGGGGCATGTTGAGCTCAAAAATTCGTTGAACCTTCTATTTTAGAAACACTTGACAGATACACTTATAGATGATAAGATAGGTGTATCTGAAAGGAGACGTTTATGTGGTATAACGGCTTGAATGTTACATATGGCAATTTTAGCATACTTGCAAAAAGATTTATTCCCTTGATTGCTGAGTTGAGTGGTACAGAGGTTTATCTTGGTATTATAGAAGATAAAAAAGATGAAAAAATTGCTTTTGTAAACCTAGAAAAAAAGACAATTTATGTTTCTAATTCGCTATTAAATAGTAGTCATAAAATCTATGGTTCCCTTGCGCCACAAAAAGCGTTGGAGGTTTGTGGTGGGGTCTTTGTACATGAAGGGGCGCACATAAAATTTACTCCAACTAATTGGCTTGATGTCTTATTGGGAAAGAATAAGAAAAATAATGTAAACATTTCTATTGCAAATGTAGTAGAAGATGTTGCAATAGAATCATTGGCAATTTTATCTAATCCTAATTTTGAGATTTTGCTTACTGCTGCAAATAAAAATTTATTTTCCGATTCGCTGATAAGCCAAAGACGGGCATTGTGGAATGGCAATAAGCCTGTAACCCAACAAGATTTAGACAACGCAATAAATCTTTTCATTGCTTGGAAAAGAAATGATTTTCCCTGGTCTTTTAACACTGATTTTGAGCGTAAGTTGTATGAAACGTTGCAAGGCGCTAAAAACGCACAATCTGTTTCAACACGAAAGGAAGTTGTTGATAAGATAATTTCAATGTTGCGTCTTGATGCTGGCGATTGTCAAGACAACAAAGATAGTCAAGATAGTCAAGATAGTCAAGATAGTCAAGATAGTCAAGATAGTCAAGATAGTCAAGATAGTCAAGATAGTCAAGATAATAAATCAAGCACTTTTGACATCTTTGGTAGGAAGATTAACCTTAAAGAATATAAAAAAGTTAGGGTTGATAAATTTTATGAGGGAAAAGAAAAATTTTCCTTCATGGGCTTAAAAAATGGGGTGTCTTGTTTTGATGTTTCTAACAATAAAAATAATTATCCACTTACTCCTGTTGCTTTTAATTCTTTTTCTAAAATAGAAACAGGTAGGGCTTCACAAAGAAAGGTTTTGGGTCAACCTAAAACAAGTGGAAGCAGAATTTCTAATCTAAGACACTATGAAGAGGGGAAGGTATTTGGCAATGGAATAGTTGATGGTGGTAGAAGTGGGTTAGGAAAACCGGAGGTTTTACTTTTGATTGACCTTTCGGGTTCTATGCGTAGGGTTGTAGAGGATGGAAGTCAAAGTAAAATAAGTTTTGCACTTAAATGCGCTGCTGGTTTGTCGAATGCGTTTATTGAAAATGGTTTTCAATACGCCATCTATGGACATACTGTTGGGTGGATTCCAAATTCTGATTTGGAATATGAAACTTCTATTTTAGATAGTGTTGGTATTTTCAAGTTTAAGTCTTTTGGGGAAAAAGCAAATCCACTAAACTCCCTAAAAACTATGAATCGTTTTTTTGATGGTCGTGGTAATTGTGATAGTGTTGCGATTTCTTATGTGTCAACGCTTTATCCAAATTCGTCAAATAAGAAAATTTTGATTGTAATTTCGGATGGCTTGCCAACAGAAAGGGATAAGTTTGCATTAAGGCAGTTTGGCGTAACCCCTGCCTATGATGCTATTAGCGATACAAAGAATGCTGTAGCTGTTGCACGTAAAAAAGATATTAACGTTTTTTCACTGGCTATTGACAATGAGGCGGTACAATCATGTAATGATATTTATGGAAAAAACTTTAATTTTTATGTAACAAATCAAGAACAATTTGTTAAAGCAATTATTAAATACACGGAATAGTGAAAGGAAATTTAATTATGTCTAAGTTTAATGTTGGTGGTGCGCCTACTGTTGCAGAAAAGTCAGATTTTTGGAAGCCAGTTGAAGGCAAGGACAATTTGGTTGTTCTTTTGTCCGATGTTGACCCTGAAACGGGTAATGTGGTTTGGTCTGATAGCATCGTAAAGATGTTCCAAAACAACAAATTTGGTAAGACCTATCCACTTAATGCAAGCTGGATTTACTTTGGCAAGGACAATGGCGACCCTCGCGATATTCTTGCCCCTGAGTTGGCGCTTGGCTATAGCGCACTGATTATGGTTGCTTATGAGGATAGTGGGTCGTGGAAGTTGGGTATTTGGCAAGCATCTAAGGCTGTGCATCGTGCGCTAATTACTGCTAACAGTGTTAATGACACTAAGGGCAAGTATATCCTTGTTAAAAAGGAAGGTAAAAATTGGGGTGTGACTGTTGCAGGCAAGATGAAGGTTCTGCCCGCTGCACTTGAAGTTGCAAACAATACGCCTTCGGTTGACGCACAAGGTAAGATTCTTGGTGATTATGAATCGGTTGAGGATGTGTGGGAAATGTTGCGCACACGTGCGAATGTACAGAGCAATGAGGAGTTGCTTGCGCTTTTTGGGCGTGGTAGCGGCGCTGAGTTGCTGTGATAGTAGCGGTTGACTACGCTTCGCAAATGGGTGTTGCTTGGACTTGGGATTCAAGCAACATTCATTTTACTTCACTGAAAGATACGCACTACAAACATTTGACTTTTCTACAGAAGCTGACGTATAATAGTGATGTAGATTTGTACTTTGAGGAGTTAAACTTCTTTCGCAATGCGAAAACGGTTCGTTCGTTGCTTTTGCGAACTGGTTTTGTTGCTTATTCGCTTTCAGGAAGTGTGAAATTTGTTTCAACACTAAAGCCAAGAAAGTTTTTAAGTTGTAAAAATAAGAAAGAAGTTTTTGACTTACTTATTTCGTATGGCGTAAAAAATAATGATGAAAGCGATGCAATAGCTTTATTGCTTTTTGTATTACAAAAAAAACAAACGGAGGTTACATTTGAGCGATTCAATGATTACACGACACTTGGCATTGCAGCGTAAGTTGTCAGATGCCTGTGGTGTTGGCTTGCTTGATGAACATGAAGCGCTGGTTATTACGGCAATGGCTGGAGCTAAGGAATTTATGGAAGCTGTTGATTTCTTTAATGATAAAACTAAACCCTGGAAAGCCCCGTCCTTTGACCGTCATCATGTTGTTGAGGAGTTGATTGACGTTTATCACTTCTTGTTGCAAGCACTAAATATCCTTGAAGTAGATGAGGATGAGCTTGACCGTGTTTATTGTGAGAAGCGCAATAAGAATTTTCAACGTATTAAGGAAAAATTGAATGCACCTTAAATCGGCTATTGACGCCTGTAATGTTTGTCAGGTATCGGGAAATAGAAAGTTTATGGTTGAATCTGTTGAGAATGGCACATTGTTTATTGTGCCATTTTCTGTATCAGACGAAGTCATCCACATGATTGCTAAACATGGAATAGTTTTGTATGAATCGTTTTGTGAGTTTGGTGATGTTGCAGTTTGTTTTGTATATGTTTCTATGTTAATTCAATCAAAGAAAATGCGTTGTGTAGTTTGTAATCCAGAATACGCAAAAACATATTTCAAGCAAGAAATTGATGGCGTTGGTATTTATGAATTTAATGGCCTAAAATTAATTGTTACAAAAGATTTTCTTTCACAGGATGTGTTGAATGAAATACATGGGAAGTAAGCGGCGTATTGCAAAGTATATTGCACCAATTATGCGTGCTGCGCATACTGGTAAATCGGTTTATGTAGAACCTTTTGTTGGTGGGTTGAATAGCGCAAAATGTTTTGCTGATTTCGATTATTTGATTCTTAATGACAATAACCCGTACTTAATTGCATTGTATGAAAAGCTGCGTGATGGTTGGTTGCCGCCAAGACACATTTCCGAGCATTTTTATAATGAGTTAAAAAATAATCAAAAAATTTATGATATGGCGCTTGTTGCTTATGTTGGTTTTTCATTATCGTTCGGTGGCAAGTGGTTTGGTGGTTATCGTAGAAATAAGCGTGGCGATAATTCACTTGAAAATGAAATTGCACAAAACAAAGCTGCATATAATGCAATCGTTAGTGATGTGCATTCCGACGTTCTAAAAAATGCAATTTTAACATCGGGCAGTTATGATAGATTTTTTATTCCAAAAAATTCACTTGTTTACTGTGACCCACCATACTCTAATACAACAAAATATAATTCAGGTTTTGATACAGAAAAATTCTGGAATTGGGTTCGCTTCGTATCGAAAGAAAACACTGTTTTTGTTTCAGAATACAATGCGCCAAAAGATTTTGATTGTATTTGGTCAATGTCGATAGCAAATACAATGGATACAAAAAACAGTAAACAATCTGTAGAAAAGTTGTTTAAGTATAAAGGATAAAGAATGTGTGATAATTGTTTTGTTCCGCTTCATTTGCACACAAACTATAGCGGTGATGGTCTTGGAACAATTGAAAATATGATGGCTTATGCCCAATCAAAAGGGTTTAAGTCGCTTGCCATCACAGACCATGCTACGGCGGGTGGTCATGTTGAATTTTGGTCAACTGCTATTGCGCACGATATTAAACCTATTTTTGGCAACGAAGTTTATTTCATGCACAATGGACGGCGTGGACATTTGACAATTCTTTCTAGTGGACGTGTTGGTTATGAAAACTTAATTGCACTTAATAACGCTGCGCAACTAAATAAAGAGAAAGGTTTTCCACTAACTGATATTGAAATGTTGTCAAAATACAATGAAGGCTTAATTGTTCTTTCTGGTTGTAGTGCATCGCCCCTTTATTTTGGCGATGAAACAGATGCTTTGATTTTTGCTTCACAAATTTATGATGTGTTTGGGCGTGAACGCTTTTATGCTGAGGTGATGGGTGTTTACAGTGAAGATAATTACACACGCCCAAATATGATTGCAAAGCGTTTTGGACTTACAAAAGTTGTAACGACAGATACACATTTTGTACGCAAAGAAGATTTTAAGGCACACAGAATTATGTGTATTAGTCGCAAGGGTTTTGACTATTCTTCCCAAGAGCTTTGGCTTAAAACACGTGGGGAGTTGCTTGGTACAAAGTGGCTTACTGCTAAGGCAAGTGTTAATGAGCTTGAAAAGTTAATTGATAACACCGTAGCACTTGCTGATAAAATTGAAACCTTTGACCTTTCTGCACCGGCAAAATTGCCAAGCGCTAAAGGCTATGTGGTTGATATTGTGCAGCGTGCAAGGGACAATGCAAGCGTGTTTAAGTTGGATGAAAAAAGAATTGACTATGAAATAAGTGTTATTGAAAAACAAGGGCTTGTTGATTATTTTACAATTCTTTTTGATATTGTTAATTTTTGTTTGGAAAACAATATAAAAGTTGGCCCTGGTCGTGGTTCTGGTGCTGGTTCGTTGTTCCTTTATTCATTGGGCATTACGCAAGTTGACCCAATTAAGAATGGGCTTTTGTTTGAGCGTTTCCTAGATGTAAATCGTTCTGATATGCCAGATTTTGATTTGGATATTCAGGCAGATAGACGTGATGAAGTTTTGGAATATGTCAAAGGGTGTTGGGGCGGATTACCGGTTGCGAATTATTCAACGTACTCGCATTCTTCCCTAATTCGTGATATTGGGCGTTTTTTTAATGTTCCGCTGTGGTTGGTAAATGAAACAAGCGACAGCGAATCAGAAGCACAACTCGAAAAGTTTTTTGATGCTTGTAATACTGTGCATACTTCGGGTGGCGAAACAATTAAATTTGACCCAAGCGATGCGCGTAGGGCTTATGATGTGATGCTTGGACAGGTTCGCCATCGTGGAAAACACGCAGCGGGCGTTGTCATTGTGACACGTGCTGTTCCGATTGAAGATGAAAAAGTTGCGTGGTATGAAGGCATTAAATCACGCCAGCTTACGCAAGTTGGTTTGGTTAAGTACGATATTTTGGGTGTAAGTGCCTTGTCAATTCTTGCAGAGCTTGAAAGGACGACGGGTTGTTTGCCTATTGAAAATGATGTTGAAGTTTTTACGAAAATCTTTTGCACAGGCAAGCTAGATGGCGTTTTTCAATTCTCAGGTTCACGTGGCATTGCTGATTTGACAATTAAGGTTCAGCCAAAAAGCCTTAATGATTTATCTGCGATAAATGCCTTGTATCGTCCTGGCCCAATGGATAGCGGGATGACAGCAAAATATCCTGATTATATTTCAACGCCACGAAATGTTAATCCAGAAGTCGATAAGGTTCTTTTGGAAACGCACGGCGTTATGATTTATCAAGAGCAGGTGATGTCAATTGTTGCGCTAATTACCGGTGGCAATCTTGCCGATGCTGATAAGGCACGTAAGATTATTTCTAAAGGTAAGAAGGGCGACCCTATTTGGGAAGGAAAGTTGCGCGAGTTAGAAGAGCATTTTAAGACAGAAGGATATAAGCGATTTGATAAAAAAATTGTTGATATGCTTTGGTCTGAAATCGTGACATTTGGGCGTTATGGATTTAACAAATCACACAGTATGGCCTATTCACTTTTGTCGTATTACATGGCGTGGTATAAACTGTATTTTCCAGGAAATTATTATGCTGCCTTATTGAATAATGATAGTGAGCGTGCTGAGGAGTGGCTTATTGCGGCTTCGCTTGATGGGGTGCGCATTCGTACACCTGAAATTAACGTTTCAACTGAGCGATGGGTCTTTGATTCTGGCGTGCTTTTTGCCCCACTAACAGCACTTAAATTTTTTGGTGAAAAGCAAGTAAAAGCGTTTATTGAAGAGCGCAGTAAGGTTGGAAAATTTGCAACGCTCGATGAGCTTGCAAAAGTTCCAAAGCGCATTCTTAATCAACGTGTTAAGCGCCAATTGTTTTTGTCTAATGCGCTATCATCGCTTGCTGGTGATATTCGCAATTATGTTGATGATATTTCTGAGTTGGTTTCAATGTCATCAACGGAACGTGAAATAGAATCAATAGGTTTTCGACTTCCAACAAAGGAATTTGTTGATTTTTTTACTAAGGAGGCGGATTCTGGCAATGTAGTTGGATTCGTCTCTGAAGTTGAAAAAAGAAATAAAGGGCGTGGTGATTATTACGTTGTACGCTTGATTCCATCACGAACGTTTTGGACACGTAATAATCAAGCTGCTGAGAAGTTGAAAAAATTTGATTTAATTAGTGCTAAGGTTGGGGGCAATGGTGAGGCTACTAGCATTTGGAGAAAGAAGTAGGAAATGAATAAGTTAATTACTAAATCACTTGCTGAATTAAATGCAGATTTTATAATGCAAATTCCACTTGAGCTACAAACAAAACAAGAAATGAAGTGGTTTAAGTGGATTAAAGATTATATTGCTACTTTTGGACAACCCCCCACACTAGATAGATTTTGTATTGAATTTAGTGATTTTGTTTCAATTGAAACAAATGACCCACTAAAAGATGTTTTCTTTCTTGATGTTGGTTTTAGACGTAACTCGCTTGTTCGTGAATGGATTATTGCTAACAGCGAATCATTGCGGGAAGGAAAAGACCCATACAGGGAATTATCCTTATTTTTAGAAAAACTAAATGTTGCAACAATTGAAAGTATTGGGGCTGGTGATGTTGATTTATCACTTTTTACTGATAAGGTTGTAATGTTTAATACCGGCTTCGATTCTATCGATAGTGAATCAGGCGGCTTGTCAAAGGGTGATTTAATGTATATTTTTGGCCGTCCAGGTAGCGGAAAAACAACACTTCTATTTTCTATGATTGTTTCTTGGGTTTTGACTGGAAAACGTGTTGTTGTTATTTCCAATGAAATTCGCTACGAAGATGTTTTGTATAAATTGTATGCACAAATAGCAGGTATTGACCAATCTGCAAAGCGCAAAGGTTCTTTGACCGATGTAGATAAGAAAAAATTGCTTGCTGTTAGACATTTTCTTGCGCAAAATAATAATTTGCATGTTGTAAAAAAACCGATTCACGATGTAAATCATATTACATCGTACATAGAAAATGATACGGATATTGTTGCAATTGATGGTGCGTATTTAATGGCGAAGTCGCCCGATTGGAAAGACTTGACACAAGTGAGCAATACGCTTCGTGCAATTAGTAACAATACCGGTGTTGCAATTGTTGGTGTTATTCAGGCTAATCGCTCGGCTGCTGAAAAAACAAGTCTTGAATCTGTTGCTGGTTCTGATTCATTTACGCAAGACGCAGACATACTTTTGGGTGTGAATAATGCTGGTGCAATTGTAGGTGGTCGAAGTGTCAATATAATGTCGTCAAAAAATAGACATGGTGTTCCAATTCAATTTGCAGTTAATTTCAAGTTGCCTGTGATTTATTCTTGGGAAGATTCGTAATGGAAATTAAAAAGATTCGTGAGTACAAAAGCTATTTTCTTTGTCAGTGTCCAAACCCTGAGCACACTGACAAGCATCCTTCCGCTATTTTGTGGAAGGATACAGGTGTTTTGCGTTGTATGGGTTGTGATTTTGTTGTTAAAGTTGACTTTGCCGAGGATGAAATAATACATTTTTCACCCAACCTTTTGCAAGAAGAAATAAAGCATTTTCCACTTTCACAAAAAGCAATTGAATATCTAACAAAAAGAAATGTGTTTAATGGTAGGGAATTTCTTGTATCACCAGAAGATGATAGCGGGGTTGCTATTTTGCAACGAAGCATAAATAGAATTGTTGGAATGTCAATCAGGCTTTTTGTTCCACTTGAAAATAACATGCGTTATATTTTTCAAGGTAAAAAAATGCCGTACAGTGGCGATTTAACGAAATTCTATGAAGGAAGGCCACTTGTTGCTTTTGAGAAAACCTTTGCTTGGCTTCGCGCTTTGGAATTAGGAATGTCGAATATTGCTTTTGTCAGCACAAACGGAACAAAAAGTGATTGGAACTGGTGGCTCGGTTTGGACTTATCACGCATTGTTTTTATTTTTGACAACGATATTGCTGGTGCAAGGACACGAAATTATTTGCGTAGTAAGGGCGCTAATGCTTTTATTTCTTCAATGTCAACAGATGAATTAGAGCAAGAAGAACTTTTCAAGCTCGTTCAGCAAGCTATCAAAAAGGGTTTAATATGGAATTGTTTGTAATTATAGTACTTGCTGTTTTGGCACTTTGGGCTTTTTCTAATACTGAAAATGGGCAAGCGCCAATTATCACAAAAACAGAGCCAGAAGAAAAAAGTGGTTCTGTGATTGCCAGTCTTGCGCTTATTGCTTTGATATTATTTTTTAGTGCTGGTGCTTTAATAGGTGGTGGGGATTTTGATACACAGACATACTCTGACATACGCACTGCTGGCGGCGATGATGCGGTTGGGTTTATTTCTTTTGTAGTTGCAATTGGCTGTGGTGGCTTGTTAATGATGGTTAATGGAATTGCACCACGGCTTGGGCTTATTATTTTTCTAGGTTGTGTTGTTTCAAGTGTGCTTGTAAGTGAAATTATTATAGGTGGTTTATGAAAGTTTGGTACTATGACGGCCTTGAATTAAAACCCGCCATTATTAAGTTTGTTAATGGTCGTAAGGGAACAATAACGATATTAAAATTTATAACACCTGATATTGTTGTTGAAAGGGAAACTACACTCGATAAGTTGTTTGTTCTTGATTTTTGGAATACGAAGGGGGGCTTAAATGATTTTCCCCAAGAAGGTTAAGGATTTTGCAAAGGTTGCTTTTGATTATTGGTTTCAAGAGCAATATGAAAAGGGCATTAAAAAGTATCACACGGCGCTAACAACTTTTAATGGGCGTGATGCTTTTGAGGATGCTATGCAGGAATCAGTTGATTTAGTAATGTATATCAATCAATTGCGTCTTGAACGAAACGATTTGTGCAAGGTAATTAAAAACGCAATTGCGTTAGACGAATTGCCAGATAGTATAAAGGATTATGTACAAAAACATGGATAGTAAATTTCCAATTAAAAATGTTTTCGTTGTTAAGCCATCGTTCAATAGTTGGTTTGAAGGTAGTGAATTTGATTATTTATATAAATCTACTGCAATTCGCGATGTCAATAATTTGTTGATAGAGTTTGCAGCACGCCTATGCTACAATTCACTTCCCCGCTTTGGAAGTGCACCTAAATTTGTTCCAAATGTTTTGGAAAAGGGTCATTTGTCGGTTGCGGAGCACGCCAGCTTTTACATCCGCAAAGAACAACGAATAACTGATACCGGTAATTTTCGACCCTGGCTTGAATATCCAAAGATGTATAAGGTTTGGTTTCGCAATCGTTTTGTAGACATGAATCAAAATGCAATTTTTGGAAATGCACGTGCACTTGCTGAAACAATTTATAATGATGTCAATGCTGACTATAACAAAATTATTGCAAGTGTTCTTGCAACATCACTTCCAGATTTATTTGTACGAAGCGAAGATGTTCCTTTAATTGAACTTAAAACAAATGAATTTTATGTTGCGCCAGCAAACGGTGTTACGCTTTTGGCTTTTAACGTTGGGTCTATGATTGAAGATGAAATAAAGTCAATTCGTGACCGTTATAAATGGGCACGCTACACATTTTTGATTGAAGGAATTAGTAGAAATTGTTCACACCAAATTGCACGTCACAGGGGTGCGAGTATTAGTCAGGAATCGCAACGATATGTGGATAGTGGCAACGCAGAATTTGTTTACCCGCCCGACTTCACACTAAAACAAATTGAATGGCTTTCCAAAAATTATGGCTATTCAATGGCTGTTTATGATGAACTGCGCAAGGCCGGTGTTAAAAAAGAAGATGCACGCTTTTGTTTGCCAAGTGGTATTAAAACACGAATGGTTATTAGTTTTAATTACAGGGAACTTTTGCACTTTCTTAATCTTCGTTGTGATAAGCACGCACAATGGGAAATACGCAATGTCGCACTTGAAATGTTACGTCAGGCTTTTTTGATTACGCCAACAAAGCGTACAACTGAACTATCAGAGATGTACGAAAGGTTTACTAATGTGGGGACAGATAGTAACTAATGATATTTTTGCATTCAATCTCGTAATGGAAAAGTACAAGGTTGATGCGTCTATTTTACAAGACCCAAAAAGAATAAAAGTGTTTCCTGAGTCTTTTATTTTATACCCTATTGAAGTTGGTAGTAAGGTTAAGTTCTCAAAAGTGGTTTCTTTAGAAAAAGAAATTACATCTGAAATTGCATCATTTAGAATGCGCAATGGTTTTGATGTTAGTAACTTTTCAATTCGCTTTGTTTTCAATCCGTTTTTTATGATGGAAATTGATTCTCCACCAGGATATTATATTGCAAGACCATTAAACTATAATGTACAAAACTTTCAGTCTTTAATTGGTGTGCAATATAGTCCAGCAGGTAGAAGTGATATTTTTTACAATGTATTGCAACATCACCAAACACTAATAGCTGCTATTTCAGGACATGGCAAGTCATTTTTATTAAACACAATTCTAAGTGACCTGTACAGAACACCCCCTTCACTACTTAAAATTGATGTGTTGGATTTTAAGAATGACTTGAAAGTGAACTATGAGCGCACTTCAGAATTTATTTCAAGTGAAGGTGAGCTTGGGGATTACATTCAATTCTTAGAAGATGAGAAAGAAAAAAGAAGGCGCATTGCATTAGAAAATAGGCGCATTGTGATAATCGATGAAGCTGCTGAAATTCCAAAAGATTATGATGAAAGAATTGCATCAATTATGAAGTTGGGTCGCAGCATAGGAATAAATACAATTCTTGCAACACAACACCCAACAGCTAATCAACTTGGCAAAACGATAGCACGCAGCTTTACGCATCGAATCGTTGGACGTGTGGAAAATGCAACTGCTGCGAAGTGGGCAACTGGCACGGAAAGTAGTGGGGCTGAATCGCTTTTGCGTCCAGGCTCTTTTCTTTTTTGTCATGGAAGTGATGTCAAAAGGTTTCAGGTATTTGATAATGGATAGAGCAAATTTTTTTATATACATGTCGCTAATTCAACTTATTATTGTTTCTATTATATTTTTCCTGTCAGGTGAGTTAATCGCAATAATTTTTCTTGTGTTGTTTATTTGTATTGATGTTTCTACATTGCTTTTTGATTTTATGGAAACAAGAAACAGGGAAATTGCAAGGGAAACACAAAGGCAAATAATGGAAGCGCTTGACTATTCACGACAAGTTAAACAGGGAAAAAGTGATATACAGTTATTGCGTGAAGAATTGGCACTACTACTTGAAAAAGAACACGTGCAAATTATCAACAAACCCATTCCGCCGCTTATTGAAATCAAGCCAGAAGAAGGCGAATACAGAATCATCAAAAAGTAGGGTTTAGGGTAGCTTCACAGAATGCCCGCTATCGGGCGTAGAGGCCACTAGAAGCGATGGTAGGGCGCTTATAGTACATAGATGCCTAAAACGAATTTGAGCCACCTTCTAGCCCCGCAAATCGGCCTTATACGAATACGCAAATCGGGCTTCTGAAAACACTTGACAAGTTGCCCTTCATGTTATATCATGTACATATAAACGAAAGGGGTTGTATGAGTAAGGTTTTTGATGTTGAGGTTTATCTTTCGACGCTAGAAACGAAAGATAATAAGCGTGTTGTTCGTAGTAAGAAAAATACGAAAGCACTTTTTATTTGTCCTGTTTGTGATGAAGTTAAACTAATTCATATTTCACAACTTAAAAGTAAGAAAAAAGTTATTTGTTCGTGTGGTAATGAAATGTTAAGGGACAACGGATAATGGACATAAAAATTGTTTCACCAACGATTTCTAAAGTCGCACAGAAAGTAGTCGAAAATTTACCAAAAGGGGGTAAATGTTTGATTATATTTGATGATAAATTCTTCGATTTAACTCATGAGTCTATTGAAAATTTAATAACTTCTTCTTATGAAGAAGTCTTAAATATAATAAGAAGTTCAGTTGGTGTTGAACATGATAACCGATATATTTATCTTTGTTGTTATGATGCTTGTTTAGAAAAAGTTTTCTTTATTACAAAAGAAAATAGGGATGCACTTTTTGTTTGTAAAACAAGTGATTTGATTTGATTGAAGAATAAAGGGGAAATATGATTAAGTTTTTTAAGGCTTTGCTTTTTGGTGCAAAGCGTGATGAAGATTTGCGTTGTGCTTGTAATCGTAATAAGTGGGCGTGCACCTATCCATTTTGTAAAAATGGTGAAAAGTAATGTGTATTATATTCAGTAGGAATAAGTATCAAAAAGATACTGAACAAATATGTATATATATATCATATATAAAAAGAATTGGCCCCATTGTTGAAATTTTTGATTTATCTGGTAAACAACATAAATTTGATTTTAATGATGATGAATCAGAAATTTTTTATGATTTTATTCTTAATGGAATAAGGAACAATAAAAGTTTCTTAGAATTTAATTTAATAGAAAACTAAACAATGTTATATTTTGCTATATTTTTGTTTATTTTAATGCTATTTGTATTAAATAGTATTGACTGGTATCAATACTTTAATAATAAAATAAGTGAATATGGTTATAAAATAAGTATCGAAGTAAGGGGGTCAGAGTATAAAAAAATTATACTTATTGTCTTTGGTCTTGGATTCAGTTTTGGTGTTCTAATTTCAATTTTGATATTTTATTAAGGGGGCGTTAAGTGAAAATTAAAAAGTGTAAAGCGTGTAACGGGGTTGGACTTTGTGTGAAGTGCGGGGGAGAAGGGGAAGATAATTACTCGCGTGTGCCAAATGTTTGTAGTAATTGTAATGGTAGTGGTCTTTGCCCAAATTGTAATGGTTCTGGTGAGGGGGTTTAGAAATGCCTTTTCCGTGGAGTGATGACGACGAACAACCGATTGGTACGCCTGGACATGATGGTTTTTGCTTGATGTATTTATTTGTTTTTGTTGGAATTGGTGCGCTATTTTCTAGCTTAATTTATAAGGTGCTTACGTGATTAAACAAGTTGGCGATACGATTAAATTTAAGGTGGCTGGTAGACTTGTCAGCGGTGTTGTAAAGCGGGTTGTTTACAATAACGGTTTTGTGTATTACGAAGTTGAAAGCAACACGGTTCGTTTTGGTGTACGTGAATCGTTTTTGATTTCGCATGATGAAACACTTGACACGTCACATAGGCTATGATAAGATAGATGTGTGAGAGGAAATAAGAAATGTCGCTAGAAAAAATGGTTGCTGCCTATTACATAGAACAAGATATTCTAGGATTGGAATATGGTACAGGGACATATACTTTTTATACACTAGCAACACAAAAAGTATCTGTGACGATGCGATTCATTGGCGAAAGCAATGGTTATTATTCTGAGCGTGTTGATTTTGAGGAGATTGAACAATGACAAGCTATCGATTTGTTTTTAATGTTGATGCAGAAACGCAACGTGAAGAATTTATTAAGGATAATGTGCCTTATTGTTATTCACACGCTGTAACGTTTTATTCTGAAAATATGACACAGACAGAACGCAGTTGGGTTAGTGCATTGTGGCTTAATTGCGCTAACGAGCGCATGCTGCTTGATGGTGATAAGAAGTTAGAACAATTTAGTTCTTATAAGCCTACGCTTAAAGAAATCTTAGTTCGTTGGATTAAAACCAATGATAAAAAGCCGGAGTACTTGGAAAAGGCTGGTATTGCTGACGAGTGGTGGGCTGCAAATGGGCACTTCTATCGCACATCTTTAATGATTTCTATCGTGCTTGGTGTACCTTTTACATTTGATATTCACAAATAACAAAACGTCTTGGGTACGACGTTAAAGTACCATACAAAATTATGGGATTTTTTTACGGCAATACTTATTACACTTTACGGGGCAATTAGTATTATTTCACTGTGCCAACCTTCTAACAGAAGAAAATTGTGAAAAATACAAAACAGCCGTATTGATGGCATCAGTTCTTAAGTTTATGAGATAGTTAAAAGAAACTTGAACTTGAAATTTTTTCTTATCTTTGTTCTACCAAACACTTTAGAATAAATGGTGTTTGGGCTTCTTCCGATTTTTGATTGGGTTTTAATTGAGGCTTAATATGTTTAACAAAACAAAATATGATATTTATTATTCTAATATAGAAACGCTTGATATTAAAGTTGTTATTGATAATTATTTCCTTGTAAAGATTTATAAGAAAAATAAAATAAATCCATTGAAAGAATTTGGCCCATTCCCCACCTTAGAAGATGCTTTTGAGTTTTGCAATACGATTAAACTATTTGATTTTGCTTAAGATAAGGTTTTTAAAAGTGGAAGCATTTATTAGTGGTTTGATTTTTTCTGTTTCTTCTATGATTTTCTTAAAGTGGCTTGTTAGAAACGAAAAAATGTTAAATAAGTCAGTAAAAAAGGCCATGCTTGACGTTGATAATGGGATGTCGCATAATAAAGCGCTTGGTAATATAATTTTTTCTTATGGCTTTATTTTCTTCATTTTTATTTCTGTTTATTTGTTTTTGATTTCACTTTATTTTTCCTTGAAATGAAAAGGGAAGGAAAATTATGAAAGAAGAAGATGGGTATAGCCCCGTATTTTATATTATGTTAATTATAGGAATTGTCGGCTTAGTTGGTTTTGTTGTGGTAGCAATTGGGGCGGGTGCTTAGGCGGAAAAATGAAAAATAATAACATGCGTAATCCACAACACGCACAAATGCTTCGTGCCTTTCGTGCTGCACAGGCAGATGGCGAGTACTTTCCACCGCCGGATGAAGTAATTATTGAAGGTGCGTGGTCTGATATTGTACGCAAAAATAGTGGCCTATCACAGCAAGATAGGCGAAAGATTGAGCGTGCCAAACAGCGAAAGTTGAAGTATAAAACACTTGACTTTTGACTTTGATGGGTGTATACTGATTGCAGTTGATTAGACGGCGCAAGCCCGTGCGGGGCGCACTACCCGATAAAGTAGTAGCGTTCTGCGTAGCGTGTAAGCTACTAATCAATTTGTGCGGGCATGTTCTAAGGTAGCGAGTTTGTCTCCAAAACAGACTGTTGTAGGTTCGATTCCTACCCTGCACGCCTTATTTAAGGAGAATAAAATAATGTTTGTCTTTATTATGGACTATAAAATATCTTTAGCAGGTTGTAGTGCCCATACTTGTTATATTAAACGTCCCATTGGACAAGCGCACAATGGTTCGTGTAAGTGTTTAGACCATGTTAATAAAAAGGATTTAATTGCTGTTCGCAAGGTGCTTCTTAAAGAAGGATTCCCAAAATGAAGCAAGCTGGGGGAGTGTGGTGAAATGGTAGACACGACAGACTTAGAAATTTGAGCACTTGGTTGGAAACTTCCAAAGTGAATGCCCTTAAATTCGGTGAAACCTGTAAAATGGCAATACCGAGCGAAGTCAGGAAACTGAAACGTGTAGAGACTATGACAGGGGCTACCTAAGTGATTTATCATAAGGTAAAGATAAAGTCCAGCCCACAAATAAGTATACCATGCTTAGATACGAAAGTATTAGTGGGAAGAAAATCTGTTGCCCTTAATTGGGCGTGGGAGTTCGAGTCTCCCCACTCCTACTAATAATTATTTCAGTTATAATTTTCAAGAATTTTTCGCTTGTGCCTATCTTGAAATACTTTTGAGAAGTTGTATCGATTATACATAAATCTATATCATGTTTTGCACATTCTATCATTTTGTTTTTATCATTATTATTTATTGATTCAAGTTTTTTATTGCCAAAAATCGGTTCGTAGTGAAATATACCGTTCAACTCAAACGCCAATGAAAGCTGTGGAATAAAAATATCTAATTCGCTTCCAATTGCTTCTTTTGAGTTGAACAGAATTTCTAAATCTGGAAAAGTAATTCTAAGTTGTTCTTCAATGTATTGTTCAAGTTTAGAACGCCTGTTGCCTGTTACTTTATTTTTATTGTTGTAACTGGCTGCACAGGATTGAGAACAAAACTTTCTATTTTCTTTTAATCTACTAGAAAACACGGTTCCGCACTTAATACATTGTTTTTCTGTCTTAGCATTATTAACTCTATATCCATGACTGCACTTCGTAGAACAAAAAAGGTTTTTGCAGCGTTTTTTGTCTACTTCTCTTTTTTCGATTTCCTTGTTGCAGTTTTTACAATTCGTAATTATCATATATCCTCCATTTTTTTGTGATTAAGTGGTGTAAAATCACCATATTATAATTATATTAAATTTGTAATTTTAAGTCCTGTCAGCGACACTAAAAGGAGTAAGTGAAAATGCTTGAATTTGATTATGTGGATTTTGATCCACACTTTAACGGAAAATTGACTTTTGATTTAGGCGAGTCCTTTTTGCAAGTTTCTTTGCTAAATGGCTGTGCAGGGCAGTGGTCTTATTTTGACTTGGACGTTGCGCAGTTGAAAGCGCTTAAAGAATTTGTTGGGGGGGCTATCGAGAAATTAGAAAGGAGCAGGCAATGAAAGCTCTTGTTTATTTAGAAGAAGTTTACCCGGTTGTCTATTTTAGTGAAGAGTATAAACAATATGAAATAGAAATTGACGAAGAACTTTTTAAGCGTGCCAAAAAAGCAATTAAGTTGTTTGATGAAACACAAGAAGAGTTGATTAAAATAATAGAACCAATTCGTGAAGAGCGTATCAGACTTTATAGGATGGCAAATAAATGACAAATCTTGAAGTGTACGAAGCTGAAGAAAATGTAGTTTTTGACCATGTTGTTGATGTGTGGCGTTGGGGTGCCGTGTGGGAGAAGGTGGTTGAGCGTGATGGTGTTTATTTTGCGTTGTCCTATAAAACAGGACAAAGCGATATGGGCATTGAATTAGAAGATATGTTTAATACAAAAGGCAGTGCAAAACAAGTTAATCTAATTAAAAAGGAAATCTTGGTGATAAAATGATTGAGGAGTTGATTTGGGCAAAAAAAATTATCGATGCATTCCCCCTTTGGCTTCGTGATAAAAGCGTTTCACTTGAAGAAAGAAGTGAGGCTTTTCATTTGTTTTATGGGCTTTTAGAGTATAGTCCTTACGTTGATTATTTGTTTTTGTCGATAGTTGATGAAAATATAAATTTGTATGAAGATTTTTTTGTTGAAAAGTACGAGCGTGTTGATTATATTGATTTAATCAATAAATTTTCTGAAAAACTTAGCCTTTCAGAAAACACTATAAATGAACTTACAAAAATTGCCGTAACAAGTGGTTATCGTGGTTTTGTTTATGATTGGTAACAAACACTTGACACATGCTGTTTTTCGTTGTATCATGTGTGTATGAAAGGAAATGAGAAATGCGAAAACTTGCTAGTATTCAGCGTGTAAAAAGCGTAGAAGATATTTATAGGGATGGTGTTCGTGCAGACAACATCGTAATTATAAAATTCGATGATATTGCTTGGCAGTGCGTAGGGAAGCGTGGGGAGTTTGCTCCTGGTGATTTGTGCGTTTATGTTGAAGTAAGTACGGCGCTTCCTGAAAATGAATACTTTGCTTTTATGGCAAAGTCAAAATACAAGGTAAAGACGGTAAAACTTTGGGGCGCATTGTCGCAGGGACTACCCCTTCCGCTTTCTATTTTTAATGAGGATTGGGTTGTTGACGTTCCAAATGATTTTACAGTTGGACTTGACGTTACTAATTGCTTTGGAATTAAGCGTGTTGAAGATTTCCTACCTGTTAGTTTCGGCGGTGAGCAGGCTGGCTTGTTTCCAACGCATTTGCTGCCAAAGACAGATGAAGATAGAATCCAATCGTATCCGCACTTACTAGAGCAAATTCGTGGTGAGGAGGTTTTTGCTACGGTGAAATTGGATGGAACGTCTTGCACTGTACTTAATTCGCCAAGCGGTGAGTTAATGGTTTGTAGTCGCAACTTTTCATTGAAGGATGGCGATAATGTTTATTGGCGTGTAATTAAAGAAACACCATTGCCAACCATCCTGGCAACGCCTGAATACAAGCATCTGTATTTTCAGGGTGAAATTATTGGTGTGGGGATTCAGGGTAATCCCCTTTCGCTAAGTAGACAGGAATTTTATGTTTTTAACATAATTGATTCTGAAAGTGGAAATCGCCCATTTAGTCAGATTGAAATTATGGAATTTTGTTATGAGCATAAAATTAAATTTGCGCCAGTATTCAAGTATTGGAAAGTATTTGACGAAACTGTGGAAAGCCTATTAGAAATGCTATCCGGCGTGACGTATCAGGGAACAAAAAACCCGATGGAGGGAATTGTTGTTAGACCTGCAACACCAACTTTCTCTGTTAAATTTGGAAAGTGGTTTAGTTTTAAGGTTATTAATAATGACTATTTGTTGAAACGGGGTGAATAATGTTGAAGTTAACTTTCTATGGTATTATCAAAAATTTTAACGAAATAGTCAACGCAAAGTTTTCTGGTGATAGTTTTATTCATATTGAATATGATGCTATTTCTTTTATTTGGATGGGTGTCGATTTGCAAGTTCAATATAAAAGCGAAGGTGAGATAGTCGCTACAGAAGATTATTTTTGCGTTCCTGCTGATTTTACTTTCCATTTGCCAGTTAATAAAAAGGTTCGTGTCCACTATGAAATTGAATGACGTAGTGCGTGTGCGTTATGATTTTGAGATGGTTGATGGCAAAATCTTTTCTGAGAAAGGTGATTATGGGGTGATAGTTCAAGATTACGGTGAAAGTCCTTTTGGTCATCTTTTCGGTGTAGAGTTTTATAACGGAAATTATGGACGCTATTTCTCTGATGAAATAGAGTTATCCTAACCCCCTTTAGGATTAAAATTTAATTGAATGCTATTAGAAATAAAAATGAAAATTTATTTCTAATAGCATTTTTTGTATCTAAAATTATGTGAGAAATTAAAAATGAAAAATAAATTTTTGTTTAATGCAATAATTGGTTCTCGCAGCTACAACCTATCAACGCCGTAAAGTGATTTTGATTTCACCGGGGCTTTTCTTCAAGATGTTAGAATACGTTTGGTTTTTCCTGATAGTAGAATTAAAAACAATGTTAATTATTATGATGGTGTATGAAATAAAAAAACCTCAGTAGAATTTACTGAATTTGCTAAGCACTGTGTTGCTGACGATGTGAAGTTTGTTTAAATGGTTTACAATAATGTTGATAAGGTGTTTAATATAAATTACAATGTGTTTGGAAATACTGTTGCTTTTATGAATTTTATTGAACAAATTAAAGGATTTGTTGATAAGGAAAGATTTGTTAGAAATTTACTTGGAATTTCTAAAAGTAATTTATTTGGTGCTGATAAAGTGCAATCATACAAAAGCATTCTAAATCATCCCGCTGCCTGCAAATTGTCCAAGAAATTTTTGGCTCAGATAATTTTACAG